CCGTTCGTCGCTCGCAGCAACGACAAGGCGCTAGTCGGAACGTTCAATGCCGCATTGGCTGCTACTACGCGCACCAGTCGTGCATCAACAAGTAGCCACGGCGCATTTGCCGGTGCGGCGCGTGCTCGTGACAAGGCTCCGCGCAACCCCAATCCTGAGCGCGCTCGTACAGGCGACGCAGCCGTCGCTGACCGCGACGCCAGATTGCAGAAGGCGTACGACGATGCCCGTCTCGGCGTCACTGCTGCAAAGGGAGGTAAGTAACCATGACGTTGACCAGCTTCGGTCAAACCATTCCGGTCACTGGACCGAATATCGGATTCCAGGGCACTGTCAGCCGATTTGGTGAGCGCGTAATTGTTGCTCGTCAGTTCGAGCCATACACGTCCACCAACAACCTGAACTTCGGCGATCCGGCCGTCATCATTCCGAATGCTACTGGCGGAGTGTTCGATTCGGTAGCCGACTTCATCGCGCACGCAGCGGCCAGCATTGGTCTTCTACCTTCGTATTGGGCCGGTATGGCCATTCGCGAGGTCAAGACTCAGCTCACCTATCCATCCAATGTTACTCCGGGTGCCAGTCCCATGGTGGGTCTATACTCGGCTGGACAGATGGCCGAGGTGCTGGAGCGTGGTAGTGCGACGGTACTACTGACCGTCGGATCGCCAGTACAGGGTTCGCAGTTGTACGTGCGCACCGTGCTCAATACTGGCAACGTGCCGGCAGGCTTCATCGGCGACTGGGAAACAAGTCCGGCTGCTACGGATTTGTTCAGCGTGGAAGCCACCACGCAGACACAGGGCAGCCCTAACGTCACTGTCGCGAGCGGCACCAATACGCAGAATGGTCAGTACGTTAGCGGCGTTGGCATCCCGCAGGGTACCTACATCGTGTCCGGCGGCGGCACTACCGCGTTGGTACTAAGCCAGAACGCAACGCTTACCAGCGCGGCAAACATCCTAACCTTCAGCAATCTGTTCGCAGTTCCGGGCTGCGTAGCACGCACCGGTTATGTGGACGCGAATAGCATGCTGGAGATCACCTTTGAACGCCGTTACGCGGCATAACCCACGCCAAGAGGAGACCTTAGAACCATGAGAACCGCTCTTAATCGTCGTGGCTTCAACGGACCTCTGACCGGACGCGCACAGGCATTCGATGCCTCAGGCGCTTCCGGTTTGGCGTTCCTTCAAAGCCAGCTCGAAATCATCGATACGGACCTCGTCCGCCCGCTCCAGGCCGTCACGCACAAACGTGATATCGCCGTGGAAGTTGGCGGCGGATTCCCCGAGTTCATCAGCGCCTTCGCTAGCAACTACGCCACCACGGGTACCACGTACTTTGGCTTGCAAGGCACCAACAACACGGAGATCCCCGAAGCACAGGCGGACATCCAGAAGGGCATCTGGCGCACGTACGTCTGGGCGATGGGAATGACCATCACCTGGGTGGACCTTCGCCGGATGGAGACTGCGCTGCGTACTGGGCAGGCTCCTCCGTTCAGCTTGCAAGATCTATACGAGGAATCGGTCGAAACCAACTGGGGCAAGGCGCTGGACTTCGTCGTCTACGCTGGGTTCCTGGGCGATCCTGGCTTGATCAATAACCCCAACGTCTACGAGTACACGGTCGCGGCTGGCGCTTCCACATTTACCACGTGGAATAAGAAGACGCCTCAGGAGATTCTCGCTGACGTCAATACAGCCCTCAACACCACGGTTGAGAACTCTGGTTACTCCGCCGAAGAGGGTATGGCCGACCGCCTGCTGATTCCGTATACGCAGTTTGCGTATCTCACTCAGCCCATGGCAATCGGTGGCGCTCCGGTGGCGGTTTCCACCATCGAGTACATCGAGAAGCAGTGCGTGGCGGCTCATCACGGTATTGACTTCAAGATCAACTTCCTGCCCAATCCGTGGATCAGCGGTACCGGCTCGGGGAATACGGCACCTCCAGGCAATCCTACCGGTGGCAACGGTTTGGACCGCGCCTGTTTCTACAAGAACAGCAAGAAATCGCTGTACTTGAAGGTTCCGCAGCCCATGACGCAAGCCATGACCGTTCCAACAACGCGAGCGGGCGGTGCTTATGAAACTATGTTTGCGGGATGCATTTCGCAAATCATATTCAAGAGAACTCAGACACAAGTATACGCCGACGGGATATAGATTCCGGAGATATAAACAGGTGCGATAGGTTGGCTAAACGCAAGCACAAAATATCGTATCTGCGAACTTTGTTGCAGTATCACCCTAGAATCGGCAACTTTACTTGGAAGGTCCGTAGAAATTCGCACGGTGGACCTGTTATTCCTGGTACGGTTGCCGGTTCTAGAAACAAAGCTGGGCGTACGCAAATTGGAATTGATGGGCACCTTTACAAGACACATACACTTGCTTGGGCTTTCATGACTGGTAGTTGGCCGCGTAAAGGTATCGAGATTGACCATAAAGATGGCAATGATGCCAATAATAAATGGCGTAATTTACGTCTTGCTACGCATGCTCAGAATAACTGGAATGTCCATCGACTTTACAAAACAAACAAGAGTGGCAGACGCGGTGTATCTTGGTGTGAACCACGAAATGTTTGGCATGTTAACATTGCTGTAAACAAGAAGCACTATTACCTTGGTGCATTTCCAAAGAAACAGTTGGCTGAAGCTGTTGAAGTACGTCGCGCGGCTGAGTTGAAGTATTACGGTGAGTACGCGCCTGACTAAGTGTTTCTTCCTGGTTATGAAGCCCACGTTCCACTGAGCGTGGGCATTCTTACGTCCATTTTTAACACAAGGTTGCGCGGGACGAAGCGCGGCGGACCAACCAGCATCCTCCTTGCTGCTGGAATCTGCCACAGTTCATCCCGCGCGACATTTCAACGAAGCAAGGAGAGGGTACTCATGACACTGCAACTGCATTGCAAGCGTTCCAAGATTTTCATCAAGCCTGACGGCGACAGTCACAAGTCCGTCAAGTGCGCTCGCGGCGAGACCACGCCAGTTCCCGACTGGGTTAAGAACGACCCTGGATACGCGAACGGCATCAAGGACGGTTCCATTATCGATCTGACACCTCCCGCGCCAGCTAAACCGACGCCATCCAAACCGAAGGACGTGGAACCTGAGCCTGAGCCTGAGCCTGCGCCGGAAGAAGAAGGTGACGAGGAAAAGGTTCCTACTGACGACGCACCGCCAGCGCCGCCTGCCAAGAAGTCCAACGTCCCCAAGGGACTGCAGGGTGCAGCCGCTACCACAGTTGTAAAGACACGATAACAGGGAGGTTACACGATGAGTTGCGGCGCGCAAGGTCTAATTCCTAATTTCAACGCGTGGCTGCAAACCGCGTGGGGCTCAGGGGCGGAGTATTGGTCCAGCGGACCTACTGGATTGTTCGCAAACGCGAGCAACCTAGTGTTCGGTCAAAATCCGCCCTACTTCCTTGACGATTTCCTGTCGTTCTTCCCAAAGTTCTTCGGAGTACCAACGTCCTTCATGGGTGGTACGACCACGTTGGGCGGCAACCAAATCACAGCGCTGTCTTCGACGGTCGGAATCTTTATCGGGCAATTCTTGGTCAGCGCTGATTTCCCGAAAGGCACTATCGTTACAGCCGTGACGTCCAGTGCCGTGACCGTCAACAACAACGCCATTGCCAACGACAATAACGCCACTCTACAAGTCTACACAAATCCGGTAGCACCGATAGCCGTAATTCAGTTGTATCTCAGGCTGGCGTACGCTTCGCTGGTATTCAATCGTTGGCAAGAAGAATGGTGCGTGGCGATGGGTTGGTTCATCGCGCATTACCTGACGTTGTACATACGCAGCGACGCACAGCAAGTACTGACTCTAGTACAAGCCAGTATTCACGGCGAAGCGCCGACCGGTGCAAAACCCGGTACGATATTCAACCTCAGTGCTACGCCGACCAACGGCGTCCTGCAGGGTCTTTACAAGAACGGTGTGTTTCAGACGCCTGGAGGCGTGGATTACACCTTGGTTGGCAACGTAATTACCATGACCAACACGGTGACCGTCAACGACACGCTCTATGCCAACTGGCCTGTCAACACCACCGTGACCACGCCCACCACGTACACTCCTGCGCAGATAGCCGCGCAGGGCATCGCGAACGGCATCGAGGTTAGTAAGTCGGTGGGAGACGTCAGCGCGTCGTATTCCGTCTTGGAATCTCTCAAAGAATTTGGCCAATGGAACCTGACGTTGTATGGACAGCAGTTGGCCACGATGGCGAAGGTCATCGGCAGCGGACCCATGGTGATATGGTGAGCGTGACGCAGCTTAACTGCCCCAACATCATCAACGTCCACTTCTTCCCGTGGCGCTATACGTGTAACGCCGTCTACCAGCCTGGACAGTTGTACTGTACACGCTGCGGAAAGGCACTTCCCAAGTCATGAGCGGTCCAAAGATAGTGGTGGCACGCAAGAGCGGTTCTGCTGCGCTGGCAAAGCGTATCGCCGGATTGACCAAGCACGCCGCCTACGTCGGCATACCGTCGTCTACTAGCCGCGATCGCAGCGCGCAGCTGCTGGGTATGGCGTCTAATGCGAAGGCCGGTTCTAAGAAGCGTCGGAAGTTGGAGAAAGCCGCTGCGGAAGACGTCACCAATTCAGAGTTGTTGTACATATTCAGCAAAGGCTCTCCGGCGCGCAGTCAGCCGGCACGACCAGTACTGGAACCGGCAGTAGCGGCCGATGGCAATCGTCAAGCAATCGCGCATGAGCTAGCTGAAGCCGCCAAATTCGGGCTGCATGGCGACGCCGAAAAGTCGATGCAACGTATACGCCGTGCTTCTTTGGCTGGACAGAACGCAGCACGTAAGTGGTTCACTGACTCTCGCAACAACTGGGCTCCGAACGCTCCCAGTACTATCGCGCGCAAAGGCAGCGATCGTCCTGGTATCGACACTGGAGCGATGCGCAATGCAATCATCGGAATAGTGGGAGAATCATAGTGATACTGGATATAGGTGTACGTGTGAAGTTGGTAGGCCAGGGCGACAAGGTGTACCACGTTGGTTCTGTCGAAGAACACGATGGATTGGTGTTTTATAGGTTGCGCGAATTGCGCGGCGCGTTGTTCCTGGCGTCCTCATTGGAGAGTGTATGAGCACGGATATCACGAACGTCAATCTTGCCGGACCTAGCACCGCCGACGCGCCGTCGTTAACCGACAACTCTGCCGCTGTGGTAACGTCGGCCTGGGTGAAGTCGCTACTGGCCACCGTCAGCTTTCCCGGTACCATCAGCGGAAACGGTTACGTGATACTTCCGAACGGGCTGATCATACAATGGGGCGTGGCCGCTGGTGCGGGCGGCACTGGCACTCCCGTCAGCTTCCCATTGACGTTTCCCAGTGCGGCGTTCACGGTGGTAGTTTCGGCACTACAGAATAGCGGCGGATCGTCATCGATTTTCAGCTCGGCAGCCGGATTGTCGCAATCCGGATTCCACATGATAACGGTTGGCACGCCAGTACAGCAATCCGGATGGATTGCGATCGGCTACTAACATGCTGGATATGAGCAGCGTCGTAGCCGACGCCGAACTGGAGGCTCCAAAGCCGTTCTTGATACTAAGGTCCGCCGGGCAGTGGACGCAGAATGGCTTTGCGGCGTCGAACACCGTCACCATCCAACAAGTGGGTCCCGTGCAGCGTGCCGGGGACAAGGAACTTGAGGAGATACCGCAGGCCGACCGGGTGCACGCCATCATGGCGTTCTGGTGCTTGATACCGATATACATCACGCGCGGCAAGGCTCCTACCACCGCCGCGCAAGGCGTAACACCAGAGGGCGCGTATCCCGGCACCGTGTACACCGTCGATCCGGCTCCGCCGCCCGGTACGCAAGGCAGTCTGTACAAGAATGGAATATTCCAGACCCTCGGAATCGACTACCAGTATTCCAGCGGCGTCGTAACTATGCTATACACCACCTCGGAAACGGATCGTCTTTACTACACCTGGACCAACAACACGGCCGGATCGGCTTTCAGTGACATCATGCAGTACGACTCAGAACAGTACCGCGTGCTGGCCGTGAAACATTATCCAGGTTCTGGGTTCTACAAGGCGCTGGGTACGAGGTTGTCGACGATATGAGCTCCCCCACCGCGATTCTATACCCCAACGGTCAGCAATTGCTCAGCAGCGCGCTGACACCGAAAACGATAAACTCCTTCATACTTCAACTCACTTGCGGGATGCTCGGGATAAACCCGCCCGATTACTCACAGGTGCGCGACAGTTGGCAGACGCAAGGACAGCCGTTCGCGGACGTTGGCACGGACGTGTGCTTCGTGGCGTGCGTGCCTGAAAACGTGGACTACAGGTTGGTGCGCAATCGCACTTACACAACCGTTCCTGCGCAACCTGGCGTCGAAGAGCAGGTCCAGGAGAACTGGACTTATACGAAGGGTTGGCGCGTGGATTGGGTATTGTACGGTCCCAACGCCGAGGATCGCGCGCGCATGCTTAAGACCGCGCTGTTCTTGGATTGGGTGAACGACGAGCTCAACAACACCAACCTATTCCCGTTGCCGGACACGCCAGAGGTCACGCGCATACCAGAGTTAGTCAACGCTCAATGGTTCGAACGGGCTGACTTTCACTGCGTCATGTACGAGAATGTCACGGAAACCATCATGGATGGTACCGTACAAAGTGTGGAAATCAAGTTGTTCGATGCTTCGCCAGACGACCCGGTGGCGGACTTCACCGTGGTCAATCCAACACCAAACGTCTAAGGAGTAACCTTCATGTCAACAGTGCCTCCTCTTTCGCTTTCGGACCTCGTAGACATTTCGGTTACGATAGCTCCGGCGGCTGCTAGTGCCAACCCATTTAACCAGGGATTGTTCGTGGGTCCTTCAGCGGTAATTCCGTCGTACGGCGCGAACAGCCGCCTGCGCCAGTACACCAGCCTGTTGGGCATACTGGCCGACGGATACACCACCAGCGATCCCGAGTACATCGCTGCGGAGATATACTTCAGCCAGACTCCGGTGGCGCAGTATCTTTGGCTTGGCCGGCAAGATCTCACCGCCGTATCCACGTTCGTAATAGACGTACCGGGCACCGGCTGGGCCGTCGGCGACGAATTCACGGTAACGCAAGGCGGAGCCAGCAACATCGTCGGCAGGATCACGGCGGCTGCGGCCGGAGTTCCCAGCGCCATAGCGTTGGTACAGCAGGGTACGGGCGCGGCTATCGCTGCCGGTTTGCCGACCGTAGCGATCAGCCCATCCGCCGGTACTGGCCTGACCGTTAGCATAACGGCTCTCGGTGAAAGCCTGCTGCAAGCCACCGTGGCCTGTCGCGCTGCCAGTTCGTTGTGGTACGGAGTGGCCGTCAACAATCCCGCCGATGCGGACAACCTGGCCTTGGCGGAGTGGGCCGACGCCAATTGGCAGACTTCACGCTACTACGTTTGGTCAGCCGATCCAGGCATCCCGGCTGGCACCACCGGAAATCTCGCGTTGCAGTTGCAGGCGCTGCAACTGCGCGTGTTCGGCATCTACTCCACCACGCAGGGCGGATTGTATCCGGACAATATCTACGCAGCCGCTGGCGTGATGGGCGTGGATATGGGCTTCAACACCGGGCTGGCCAACAGCTTCTTCTTCCTTGGTCACAAGCAGATAGCCAACATCGCCGATGAGCCGCTTACGCAGACGCAGTATACCAACATCAAGAACGCCGGATTCAATGCGTACTGCAACTTCTCGCCGTACGAGTTGTTAGAGCCTGGAGTCATGTCCAACGGAGCGCCAAGCTTCCTGTGGATGTTCCTGGCTATGTTGGTGAACAACCTGCAGATCAACGAGATCAACGTGCTGCAGTCGTTCCCCGCCGTGCCGCAGACCAACGCGGGCGAGCAGCTGCTGATCAACGCGGCCAACGTGGCTTGCGCCTACCTGGCCAGCATCGGATTCATTTCCGGAGCCGTATGGGAGGGCCTGGCCATCCCGGTTCCTTCTGCCAGCAATCCAGCGTTGGTACCCGGCGAGGCGTTGCCACTCGGTTATCTTTGTGTGGCTCCGCCTTACGCGCAGCAATCACCCGGCGACAGGGCGGCTGGCAAGGCCATGCCAATCTACGTAATGATCACAACGGCTGGCGCGGTGCAGAGCCTCGTCATCGCGGTTTACACGCAACTCTAAGGAGCGATGCAAAATGGGCTTGGGAGTAACGTATTCGTTTAAGGACCTTGTGGGTGCGCTCACCAACGCCGTGTTTGGTGTGTCGTTCCCGTTGAGTGGCGGCAACGTAGGTTTCGGTGCCATGACCATAACGATGTCCACAGAGCGCACCACGCACGACGTAGCCGCCGACGGCACGGTGATGCTGAGCTACATTGCCGGCGACAATGGAGACGTGGCCATCGAAGTCCAACAGACGTCTCCACTACACCACGCACTGTTGTCTCTGTACAATCAGTGCGTGACAGCGGCCAACAACGACGACGTGAGCGGGTGGGGCAGCACTTCCATTTCGTTCAGGACGTTGCTGGACGGCAGTACGCACCTGGCCACCGGAGTCAGCTTCGGCAAGATCCCGGATAAGCCGTACCAAGCGCAGGGACAGAAGATTACCTGGCGCTTGATGGCGGCCAATATTATTAACCAGTAACCGCGAGCGTTTTTCAGGCGCTGCAAGGAGCGCACTACAAATGGCAAACAAGACCAAGAACATCCCGCTTGGCGGGCACACGTACAGGCTGCGTAAGTTGGGCGTGGACGAGGGCAGTCACATCTTCATGCGCATGATGGGCGCGATCATTGAGGCGCGCAGTAAGCTCGCCCATCAATCCACCGACGAACCTACCGAGGAAGAAAGCAAGAAGCTGACCGACGAAGAGCGGGCTAAGGTGTTGGTCGGCCTGTCCTTCATGAATGGATTCAGCTTCGAAGACGCCAAGTTCGCGCGGCACCAGGCCCTGTTGGCGGTGGACCGCGTGGAGACGCTGGCGACCGGAGAAGTTTGCATCCAAATCATGCTGACCGACGGTAGGTGGTCGCCAACGCCGGATGGATGGCCGGACCTGGAGGAGGACGCTGCCACCAGGCAGGAATTGGTGGTGGAGGCGTTGACGTTCAGCATCGCGCCTTTTTTCTCCAAAGCTGGCGCGAAGAGCTGACGTCGGACGATTCGCCCAGCTACGAACCGATGGCGTTTCCGACGCTCAATCCGCTGCTTTGGCGACCGGTGGGGGCAAATCTGTGGCGTCAGCATGAGCTGTACGACGGTACTTATGACATGGGCGACCTCGCCGATGTGCTGGAGTACCTGGACGTGAAGGAAGAAAACGAACGACGATACGCGCGATGGATGCGCGATCAGAATGGATGACGCTGGATGCCAAACTTCTTGGATGAATACCTTGTAAAACTGGGCACCAGCGTCGACCAGGCCGGATTCGCGCGGTTCCATCAAGCATTGCGCGAGGCTTCCAGCGCTGTGGACGCGAACGCCATCAACATGGCGAAGTCGTTGTTCAAGGCGCAGAACGAGATAGTGGCCGGTTTTGCCGCCATAGGTGGTGCCGCGCTGGGCCTCGTCGACAAAGTGGCTATGGCGGACCAAGAGTACCGCCTGTTCGCTCTGCATATGTATATGTCCAAGGATGCCGCGCGCGGACTGAAGATCGCCATGGACGCGCTCGGACAGCCGCTCGAGAACCTCGCTTGGGACCCGGAGCTGCGCGGTCGTACGTCCAAGCTGCTGCAAGACCAACGCGCGATGGCCCCGCAAGGCGACTTCGACGAGCAGATGCGCAAGATACGGGACGTGCGCTTCGAGTTCACGCGCATGGAAGTCGAGATACAGTATCTCGGTCTGCACGTGGTACAGGACTTCATGAAAGCGCTGGGAATGGGCTCGGACGATTTGTTGCGCAAGCTGCGCGAGTTCAACGACTGGGTTACGCATCACCTTCCGCAGATATCGCAGTGGGTGGTGAACAACTTCATGCCGGTTTGGCAGGACATCAAGATGATACTAGGCGACGTCGTGAGCATCACGCGCGACCTCGCCACGTTGTTTGACAATATCATCGGATTGATCAGCGGGGATTCCACGCTCACGGGAGTGGCCAACTTCGACAAGTTCGCGCGCTCCGTGGGCAAGGTGGTGCATTGGTTGGCGCTGGCCGCGCATTTCCTTTTGCAGATAGAAGGAACGTTGATGGGCGTGATAGGTGGAGGCGCGACGGGCGGAACCGTCGGATCCATCATCGGCGGCATCATGGGCATACCGGGCGGTCCTGCCGGCATTGCCGGCGGAATCCTGGCCGGTGGTGCTACAGGCACGGCCATCGGGGCAGCCGCCGGAGGCGCAGGTGGAGCCGCGTTCGATTTGATGCGCCACCTTGGCGTAGGTCCGTTCGGTAGCGGTAACTCATCGAACGGCGATAATTCGTCGTACGCGCAGATAGCATCCGGCTCGCCTTTGATACAAGCAATGATGGCGCAGGAAAGCGGCGGTCGTCAGAGCGCTGTGTCTAGTAAGGGTGCCATCGGTTTGATGCAGCTTATACCCGGCACCGCTAGATCTCTAGGCGTAGATCCCAACGACCCGGCACAAAATTTGGCTGGCGGCGTACGCTACATGGACATGCTGTTGAAGCAGTACAATAGCGTGCCATTGGCTTTGGCCGCGTACAACGCCGGTCCTGGTAGGATCGATGCGGTACTGGCCGGCAAGGCATCATTGCCTGCCGAGACGCAGAATTACGTACGTAGCATCATGGGTAAGATGGGCGCTAAGGGTGATATACAGATAGGCACCGTCACGATACATATCACACAGCCCAACGCCAGCCCGCGTCAGATACAAGAGGCAGTCACCAACGGCGTAGTCAACGCGAGGGAGAAGCAGATGCAGCGCAATCTGGCCGAGTTTGCCGACCTGAGTCCGAGCTACTGATTATGAGCTCGCTAAGTTGGCGTCCGCCGCAGTGGTCCAACGGTCCGGCGATGGTTTCCATCACCGTTCCCAGCCCTCCCAATTCCAACAGCACGCAATCGCTACAGCCCGACCCCACGGTGCCGGGCGGCTACGTGCTGCAACAACAAGCCACCGGACCTACCACGTACGTGTTTGATGCGATACTGGACCTGGAGCATGAGCAGCGTTTGGAAAAGACGCACCACCCAGTACAGACCGGAGCGGACCTCAGCAGCCACGCCTACCTGATGCCGGCACGCGTCACGATGTACATCGGCATGTCGGACGCCATGGACGCCTATTCCAGCGGCAGCGACCCGACGCAGCCTCCGTACATCACGCCGTTCACTGGAAATCCTAGCAAGAGCGTGTCCGCGTACCAACAGATGATATCGCTACAGTCCGCCCGTGTGCCGCTGACTGTTACCACCAGGTTGCGCACCTACACCAACATGATCGTGACGTCCGTCGGACCGCGCGAGGATTACAAGACCATAACCGGGCTGCGCATGCGTGTGGAGTTCGAGCAGATATTCACCGCCAGCATAGCATCGGTGCCTAACAGCGCGCGCAACAACGATACGGCCAGCACCGGACTGGGAGCCGTGAACGCCCAGACGCCCGATCCAACCACCGTAGGCCAGTTCAACGTCAACAACGCGGCCGACAGTGCCGCCGCAAACGCGGTGCCGTTGAGTAGCCTGTTGGGCTGGGTCAGTACCAATCCTTCTGGCGTGGATGTGCCCGGAGCTGGCGATTACAGCAGTAGCAATATCAACAATCTTCAACAATTACCATCGCCACTCTAAAGGCGGCTTACGTGGATCAAACGATACCGCTTACGACGGCTCCGAATCAATCGTTCTCAGTGCAGTTGAGCGTCAACAGCAGTCCGCTTACATTGCAGATTACGCTCGGCTACTCTGAAATGGCCGGTTACTGGCAGATGTCCATCAGCGACGTGAACGGCAACCTGTTGGTGGCCAGCGTGCCCTTGATAACGGGCTGGTATCCGGCGGCAAACATACTCGGTCAGTACGAATACCTGCAAATCGGCAGCGCCTATCTGTTGAACACCGGCAATTCCAATACCGACTATCCCGGTCCCAACAACCTGGATCAGTTCTCGTTGCTTTGGGGAGACAACAGCACGTACGTAACGCCGACGCACGCGGTGGCCTTGTGAGCTCGACTACCAGTAGTATGCCTCTTTGGGGGCAGGCTTGGGAATTGACAGTTACGTACGCCACCGAATCTGGCGATCCAGACGTACAGACCATAGGATCTAGCGATTGGGAACCGGAGTCGCTACGCATTACGTTCGACGTGTTGCAGGCTATGAACACGGACCCGTTTTGGTACGCCGATATCAGCATCTACAATATGAACGACCAGGCCGTCCAAAACACGCTTCTTAACGCCACGTGGGCCACGCTCAAGGCCGGTTTCCAGGTAGGCTCCAATCTTTACACAACCATCTGGGACGGTCCGGTGTTTCAGTCGTTGTTCACGCGTGAGAACGTGGTGGATCAAAAGGTTACGCTGCACTGCGTGGCGAATCCATTGATCATGAGCAGCATAGTCAACTTCAACATCGGACCGGCTTCGCAGGCCCAGCTGGCGGCGAGGTTGGCTAGCGAGGTATCGCTTCCGCCGTTGACGCCAGGACAAGGAACCATGAGCCAGCTGGCGTACGATCGAATGTCCGCCAAGCAATATCCGCGCGGTCGCACCGTATACGGCAAAGTCGGCAGGTACATCGCGCAATTGGCGGACGACAACTTCATGCAGTCTTGGCGCGACGGCCAGCAGGTGTACGTCAGCGAAGTAAGCAAGAGCGATACCACGCCCGATCTAATTTACAGCCCACCAATTCCGCCCGGTTACACGGCCCAGCAGCTGGGATTGCCTAACAACACCACCACCAGCATCATCGGTACGCCGCGTCAAATCCAGCAAGGCGTGATATTCACGGTGCTGCTGGATCCAAGACTGGTAGTCAAGCTGCCTCCGTTGGTGGTGCAGTTGACGCGCACTCAGGTGGCCCTGCTGCAGCGCACGCCCAGTATCAACGACTCGCTGCCTACGGTGTTGGACGCCAACTTGAAGTTCTTCGTGGCGCAGGTGCGCCACACGGGCGATACGCGCGGCAATGATTGGCAAACGGAGATAACCGGCTACAGCACCACTTACGCCGACAATTTGTTGAACGGCATCTTCGCGCCGAATTCCTTGGGAGGATGAAATGTCCACCACGTCCACGGCGCAGGCCCAACTTACGGCGTCGCAGGTAAACAGATCAGAATCGGCGCAATGGCGAGACATCATCAGGCGCGCGCTGGCCGACACGCGCGTATCCATTCCGGCCTATCTAGCCGAGGACATGGACGCCGCCACGCAGACCGTCACGGTTCAAATAGCGATACAGGAGAAGTCGCGCACGCTCACCGGTCCGCAGTGGACCAGTATCAAGCCCATCTACTACGTGCCAATACTGGTGCCGCGCGGAGGCGGATCCAGCATCACTTTGCCGTTGAAGCAAGGCGACGAAGGGCTACTGATATTTTGCGATTGCTGCTTCGATATTTGGTGGCAGAACGGCAGCGGTGGCGGACCGGTTCAGCAGATAGGAAATCACAGCCATGAGGAGGGCGATTGCGGGTTCTTCCCCGGCATGTGGAGCCAAAAGAACCTGCTTTCCAACTACTCCACCGATTCGTTGCAAGTGCGCATGGACGATGGATCGGCCATTGTGGACGTATCCTCTGGCTCCGTGAAGGTGCAGAACAACGGAGGCACGCCGCTGGCGTTGATGAACGACACGTTCTACCAATGGTACGTGGCGCACATACAGCCATTCTTGGTGTCGCTAGGCTATAGCGGTCCGCCTGTACCGGCAGGCTCTGAAACAACGATCTTGAAAGGTCAGTAGACGATGGCCACAGCGCCTCTAATCACATACCTATTGCTCGATGCCCAGTACGACCCGGTATTCGATCCCAGCAATTCACTCATAGACGCGCAGGCCGTGCAGCAGGCCATACTAACACGCCTGCGATTGTTCTTGGGCGAGTGGTGGGAGAACATGAACCTCGGCCTTCCCGTGTTCCAATCCATACTAGGACAGTTGGGCAGCGCGCGGTTCCAGGCCGCTACAAACCTGGCCATACAACAGCAAATAGAAGGCGTGCCGTACGTGGCTTCTGTCACGTCCATTTCATCGTCGTTCGACGACGGACGATTTTCTTTTTCGGCCACCGTGCAGACTTCATTCGGCCCGGTAGCCATCACCAATCTACCGGCCAATTCCGCCAGTCTGGATACCTAAGTTATGTCGACGCCTCCGTACGCACCGCCATCGATCGGACCGGCTGGGCTTACGATAAACACGTACCCATCCATATTAGCAGACAATCTTCAAGCCTACCTGAACATTTTCGGATTGAACCAGTACGTAGCCCCGGATTCCGCCATTTACCAATTGCTGTCCATCATCAGTTTGAAACAGTCCGATGCAAACCTTGGTCTGCAACTCGCTTACAACCAAGCCAGTCCGCAGACCGCCGTCGGAGCCGGTCTGGATCGTATTGTGAAGATGAATGGGTTGGCGCGGTCGTCGTTCACATACTCCACGGCCATACTGACCATAACGGGTTCGGCGACTGCGGTGTTGGTGAACTGCTTCGCGCAGGACCAAAACGGAAATCTCTGGTCCATTCCAAGTCCGCTGCCTATAACTGGAGGTGCCGTGGACGTGGTGGCCGTATGCACCACACCGGGCAACGTCACGGCCGAGCCGAACAGCATCAACATCAAAGCGACTCCTTCATTGGGTTGGACCAGCGTCAACAACGCGGCTCCGGCCACCTCCGGAGATCCGGTCGAAACCGACTCAGAGCTACGCGCGCGCCAAGCCATAAGCGTGGCACTGCCTTCGCGCACCACGCTGCAGACTACCATCGCCTCCGTGCTGGCAGTGGCCGGAGTGACGCGCGTGGCACCGGGTTACCCGACGCCTGGAGGTCCGGGCACATCCATCGAAAACCCGACGGGAGCTACAGACTCGTGGGGCAATCCTCCGCACTCCATCTCCATGGTCGTAGAAGGCGGTACCGATGCCGCTGTGGCTCAGGCCATCTATGGGGCTCGCGGGATAGGCTGCTATACCAACGGCACCACCGCCGTGGTGGTCGTGGATCCGAACAGCGGCTACTCCATGACTATCAGCTTCTTCAGGCCCACGTACATACCAATAGCCGTATTGGTGGCCGTAACTCCGTTGGCCGGGTTCACATCGTCCACACTCGCCGCCATCCAGGCCGGGATAGTGAACTACCTGAACAGTCTATCCATCGGGGAGACGGTGGTGTACTCTGAATTGTACGGAGCGGCGTTGACGGCACGTCCGAATCCAGACCAACCCATATTCTCCATCGCTAGCATCAGATCCGCCGCATTGTCGGCGCAGACTACCGGCAATCTGGTGCTTGGCAGCCCCAACGTCGTGGTGGCCAGCGTGGTCGGACTGGCGAACGGAATGCTGGTGGTGGATGAGACCAATCCCGCAGCGCTTCCCGACGGCGTCATGATCATCAACATCAGCGGTAGCACCGTTACGCTGTCAGCCAACGCCTTCCAGAGCCAGACCGGAGATTCGCTTTCGTTCTTCGCGCTGGGCACCTCGGACATAGCCATGCCAAACTACTACGACGCCGTGGTGGGTCTGGACAGCAACGTACAGGTGGCCTGATGAGCACGTCACCAAATCCCTACTATGGAACCTCGGGCTACGGGCTAGGCGGCTACGGCAACCAACCCATAGAAGCGCTCAACATCGGCTACTACCTATCGTTGCTGACCAGTCAGTACAAGAACTCTCCGAAGTTGAACGCCTTGCTGTACGTTCTTCTCAAGAAGTTCGACGACGTCACCAATTGCCTGGTAAAGATGGACACGGCACTGGACTTGGACAGCGCCGTGGGGGCGCAGCTGGATCTCTTGGGAACCATACCGAACGCCTCCAGGACCGTGGGATTCCAGCCGTCTGACAACGTCAGCCCGGTACTGGATGACGACACGTACCGCATCTATATCAAGGCCAAGATAGCGCGCAATCAATGGGATGGTACAATAGACAGCCTGTACGGCATCTGGAAGCAATTGTTTCCCAGCGGCACCATCGTCATAGAAGACAACCAGAATATGACGGCCACCATCGTGCTTACCGGCGCGTTTACCAGCATACTGCAGGATCTCATCGTCAACGGCTACATCATACCCAGGCCGGAGGGCGTGCTGTATACCTACGTCTTCGGCGTGTTGCCGTACTTCGGATTTGGCTACTCACCCGGCTTCATCGCCGGATTCGACACCGGGCATTGGGCGGGGTAAATAACGAATGGCTTCTACGACACTGTTGCAATGGAATCCCACGCAGGCCAATCAGGAAAGCGACGCGACGTATCTCGCCGATTCGCAGCGATCGGGAGGGGCCACCAACCCCTCCTTGTTCGCGTCCGTATTGGCCAACAAGGCGTTCAATCAATGGAGTAACTATTTGTTCGCGTTGTTCACGGCGTTCGCGAACAAAGGCTTCGGCACCTCCGACGCCAACATCACCACGCTGATATCGCAATGCGCCAACTTCCTGACGACCGCCGACGTGAAACCGGACCTTGCATACGTGCTGTACGCGCCGACGTTGGTGTTGGACGCGTCCACGGCCAACGGTTTCCAGATAACGCTCACCGGCAACCTGTCGTTCACCATCACTGGTTTAACGGTCGGCCAGCCTATCACGCTGGCGTTCACGCAGGACGGGGTAGGAGGACGCGTCGTGACGTTTCCAAGCAACGTCGCTAGTCCAGGCACCCCGAGCGGGACGCCCAATATCAACAGCGTCCAGACGTTCATCGTGTTGAACGACAATATACTGCATCCCAACGCGCCCATGGTGGTGAGCTAATGGCTGGCGAGACTACCACTCCCAATATAGGATTGCAGATAGCCGGTTTCGACCAGCCAAATTGGCAGGTTCCCACCAATTACAACTGGAACTTGCTGGACCTTATTTTCGGCGGCGAGATACAGGTGCCTGCCCTGGACGTCAACGTGCTGACGGTCGCCAGCTTCGTCATCGCCAATTTCGTCGCCAGCGCGGCGGCGTCGTTCTTCGCCGAGACTCCCGGCGGCACCGTACCAGGAACCGTGTATACGTGCACGTACATACCGGGCGTGGTGCTGGGCGTGTACAAGAACGGAATCATTCAAAAACCGGGCGTCGGTTACGACTACACGATTTCAGGCAATCAAATCACGTTCTCAACCGCGACCTCTCTCGGAGACAAAATCTATGTCACGTACTTTCATTAGGCTGATGGCGTCGCTGGCTGTGTTGGTTGGTTGCTGCGGCGCGCAGACTCTCGTCAATCCGGCTACGCAGATCAACTGGCCTTTGATAACCGGAGCCGGCACTCCGACGGCGTTGGGATACGGCTGCACCAGCGTCAACTACGGACAGCCGTTCCAGAACACCTCCGTTACGCCCAATACATACTATACTTGCGGCTCCGATGGTTGGCAGATACGAGGCGGCAGCAGCGGCGGCGGCATCACGATCGGCTCCACGTTCGTTCCCGGCGGCGGAACGATCACCAATGCGCCAGGATTCAATTCAGCCACGGCCACGGCCTTGGCGGTCAATCCGGCCACCTGCCCCAGCGGCAGCTACCAATACGGTTCGATGGCCAACGGCAACGCCTTGTGCAACGCCCTGCCGACGCAGCCCGGTACGCAGTACGTGGGTCCGCAGGCCATCAGCGGGTGCGGCGTGCAATACGTGAGCGGCCTTACCTACACGGTCGGCGCTTGCACGTACATCATCAACAACACCACGTACAACTCACCGCTTACCAACATCACGCTTCCGGCCTCGGATCCTTCCAATCCGGAAATAGACGTGTTGTATCTGGACGCCACGCAAACGGTGCAGTACATACAAGGCACTCCGGCAGCCACGCCGCAGCAGCCGACGATCAATCCCGGCACGCAGCTGGCGCTGACGTTCGTATTGGTGCCGGCAGGCAGTTCGACTCCAGGCGGTACTACCACCACCAATATCTACCTGAACAACACTGGATGGACCTACTCCGTGGGCACGAACGTCAACGGCGCGTCCACCAACAATCCGTACAGCGGCACCTACACCGTGGAATTCGGCTACGGCGGTGCGGCCACCACCACTTCCGATATCATACTTACGGATCCTTCTTCTGGCACCGTCAACCTATCCAACTACAACAATCTGATATTTTACGTGCGCAATAAGGCGGCTTGGTCGTCCAGCTGCTCCGTAGTGCTGCAGTGGTACAACTCTGGGTTCGGCACGGTGGGTCCTGGCATCGTACTGAACAACGGCGCGTTCGGCTTCAACGCATTGTCAAACTTCACTACGTACCAGCAGGTTTCCATACCCACGACCGCTTTCAGTACCGGCAACACCGCCGTAGCTACGCTCGGTTACTTCGTGACTGGCTCTGGCTGCAGCATGACCGGCTTCTATCTGGACGCCGTATCGCTGCAGGGCGGAGTCGGCAACAATCCGCCCGCATCGACGGTGGTCAACTTCAAAGGTACGTGGAGCGCAACGGCCTCTTACAATCCGAACGACTTGGTGGTGAGCGGCGGAATAGGCTACGTGGCACTGGTCGGCAATACGGACGTAGCCGTAACCACCACCGCGACATGGGCCTCGCTGGGGGCCACCGGCGGAGGTGGTAATACCACTTCTACGGGCGGTACTAACAACGTCGTGCCGAAATTCAACGGAGCCAACTCCATCATTAATTCGCTGTACGCGGACGACGGCACGAACGGCTCGTATTCCGGCACTGGCGGCTTCACCTCGTCAGCATTCAAGACCAACGGCACAGTCAACGGATTCCTCAACCTAAAGGCCACCGGTACTCCCGCAACCGCTCCAGGCACTGGCACGTTCCAATTCACCACGCCAAGTTCGATAGCCACTCCGTACGCGCTAGAGGTTCCCGCCACTCCTCCTCCAGACAGCACGCACATCTATCTGACGTGCACGTTCGCCAATCCCAGCGTTTGTAGTTGGGGCGCTGGCGGCGGTTCGGTAACGCTCACTACGGTCGGTAGCGGCGGACCGGCTACGTACAGCGGCGGCACGCTGAATATTCCTGTGTACGCCGGATTGATACAGCCGTATCCCGTGGTCGTCAACTCTGGCGACAGCGACGGTGTGTACTCACCCACCGCACCGCAGACCTCGCCTTCCTCCGCCAGCGGATGCAACGGCACGGTCTGCAACATCAACGCCGTCAACACGCACGTCGCTGGCGATTGGGTAACGTTCAACAACGAGGGAGGGACTTGGGGATGCTTGGCCTGGGCTCCGGCCCAGGTACTGTCCACCGGACTGACTGGATCGTCGTTCGAAGTGTCTGAAGCGCAAGCGATGATACCCACGTACGCCGGATGCACCGGAGTCGTAAGCGGGCTGGGCGTGGGTTCGCTGATACAGGATTCCAACGATCTGTACGGTCAGCTGGTTGTCCACTATCCGACGTTGTCGGCGCAGGGTACTGCCGTTCCGACGCTGTATCCGTACAGCATCCCGGGCAACACGGCCACGGCCGACGCCGCCAACTTCACGGCGCGTTACGGAGCTGTGGCGCCGTCATCTCCGCACGGCGCGTTGTTCATAAACAACGACGGAGCCAACGACTTCAACAATTGCGAAACCGTGTCCGCCATCGAAACCGCGCTACAGTCCGTTTGGACGCAAGCGCACGCCGCCAATTACGACGTCCTGGATTCCACGCCGATCGGTGGATTCACGGCCTTCAATGCTGGCATTGAGTGCAGCCAGAACACCACGATGAATTACGACGCGGTCATGCAGTGGCTTTACGCGCAGAAATGCGTGGACGGCAATAGCACCGCTTGTTGGGATTACTTGGCCGATTCGGGCGGTACCATCAAGGATTTCAGCAATACCAATATGATCTCGAGCGGCCACCCCACTCCCGCCGCGAACACCATTTACGCGGCGGTCATCGACCGCGCCTTGTCCAGCAAGATGGTCACCTACAACTACAATCCTGGTGCTGGCGCGAACGTGCTGCACGGCACGCAGATAGTGCAGGTGCCTCCGAACAACGTCACAACCATGGAGACTTGGGCGTTCACCGGCGGCAATCCGTCCTTGAGCATCTGCCAGTACGGCACGGCCATGTGGATGTCCTACGTCAATACGGGTATAGTAACTTCATACTGCCCGAATTGGCTTACGTTGAACTACAATGGAAGCCAAGGATTCGTCAACGTCGATTCGGGATTGACGCTCGGCTTCGGAGACGCTCAAAACTGCCTGGTGTGCTTCAGCCTGGATCCCAGCGCCAACGGTCCCTACGGCCTCAACGACACGGTCGATCTCGGGGCCAACGTATATCCCTCGTCGACCGGTCAACTGCACGACACCACGGCGTGGCTGAGCAACGGTGGTTTGAAGTTCCACAATTGGACGGCCGATCCGTCGGTCCTGACCAACGGCCAAGTTTGGTACAACAGCACCTCGGGGCAGCTGAAGGGCTACTTCGCTGGGACTACGATTTGCATTTCCGGAACTGGTTGCAGTTCCGGCGCGGCGTTTCCGAGCACTAACGGCCTGGTGTTCAACACCAGCACCACCACTTCGCGCAACGGAACCGCGTCGGACCTAGCCTCGCTGGCGTACGTGGCCGACAGCGGGACCACTAACGCTTACGCTGCGGTGCTGGCCTACCCGATATCATCGTACACGGCCGGACTCACGGTCACTATCAATCCTGGATCCACCAACACTTCGACCACGCCCACGTTGGCCGTCAGCGGATTGAGCGCCGTCACCATCGTGAAGCCGGTCAGCGGATCCTTGGTTGCCTTGGCCGCCAGCGACGTCGTGAGCGGCACGTTGGCCACGTTCAAGTACGACGGCACGCACTTCCAATTGCAGAATGCGCAAACCAGCGCCGCAGCTGGTGTAGCTAGCGTCAACGCCACCTCACCATTGACCGCCAACGGCGTTTCCGGATCGGCGCAAACGGGAACGGTGGTCGTAGCCTGCCCCACGTGCTCCGTCGGCAGCGGCACCTCCGTCGGCCTGCCGGGCGCTGCGTCCCTCGGCTCCGTTACGTTCAACGGCAACGTCGGATTGCTTTGCGCAGATACGTCGGGCAGCGGCACGGCGCAAAGCTGCACCACCACGCCGAGCATCACGCCTGCGATCGGCACGTGCTTCACTTACACCACCACCACGGCCAACAGCGGCACCGGCCTGACTCTTAATATGGATTCATTCGGCGCGAAGAACGTGGCCGTCGCTAGCAGTTCTGGCTGGACAACCACACTAGTAGCGAGCACAAGCATTCCGGCCAACAAACCGATGGTGATGTGCTACGACGGTACAAATCTGAATGCGTCAGGCACTGGCTATGCTCCAAGCAGCGGTGGGAGTTATCAATATTCTTCTCTTCCACAACCTGTATACGCAAACTTCACTCAAGTCAACTTCCAATCCGGTACCACTGTAGGCACGGCTGGCGGAAACATATTTATGACCATTCCTTTTCAGTCGTCTCTGAATTGGCAGCTTCTAAAGCAAACGACAAATCCGGGGTCAGCACCTTGGAGCGTTCAAGCATTCATCGCGTCCACTCCCAACAGCGCTGCATCTTCTACCACTGCCGGTCTGTACATTTCAGATGGTACGAAGCTTGCAGGTATGGAATTGCTTAATGGTAGTACTTTGCGCTTGGAACACATGAACAGCGTCACAAGCGACAGTGGAACAGTAACCAGTGTCAGTTTGCCAGCGTTATATAGCCAAGGCCAATACTATCGCATTTGCGATAGTGGCACTACGATCTATTACGAGACTAGTATGGACGGAGCGAACTGGTTCACGCTTCCATCGTTTAGCGAAACTGTAGGTTCGTTCATCACACCTACGCAAGTTCTCGTCGGAGGCGTGTCTGTAACTGCTGGTGGACTTGTTACCTACGTCAATGTGAAGGGCTGGTCAATCACAAATTCGGCGGTATGTCCATAGGCTAGATGTAGCGTACGCGACGTTTTCAATATTGTAAGCGAGGCAGCAAGGAGATGTAAATTGCGCAAATTCCTGACGGTTCTATTCCTGTTCTGCGTCTTCGGTATGGCGAGGGCGCAGGGAACCTACACCGCCGCGTCGTGCAACACGGCGGACGTGAACGCGGTCATCAACGGACCGACGCACAACGCCGTCAACGGTGACACGATCGTCATCCCGGCGGGCAACTGCACGTGGACCTCTGGCATAGCCATTTCTGGCGTCGGAATTTCCATACTTGGTTCTGGCACTCCGAACACCGGTCCTTCGACGTTCGGAGCCGGAACCAGTACCACCGTCATATCTTCTAACATCTCGGGCGGAGCGTCGGCGCTTTTCAACGTATCTGGACTAAGCTACGGCCAATTCACGCGCATATCGCTCATCAACTTCGCCAGCGAAACCAATACCAACCCCACCACGGGCGTGGGCGCGCTGATATTCAGCGGCACTTGCACCACGAGCGGCTGCGCCAATCTTCGTCTAGACAACCTTACTTTCGGCCCTACTTGGAACGGAGCCTATCTTCCCGCCGGATCGATCGTGTTCACATTCGGAATGACTGGCGTGGCGGATCACAACTCCATCAATGGCCCGGACGGTCAGGCTCCCTACTTCATCAATGCCAACCAGGGTTCTTGGCAGGGAGTCGGCCAATACGGCGACAATTCATGGTACGCGCCAGATACGATGGGCACGGCCCAGGCCATGTACTTCGAGAACAACGTATTCGATTCTGGAACCGCGTCCGAAGGAGACTTCGGAGAAACGGTGGCCGGAGGCGGAAGGTATGTTTGTCGCTTCAACAAATTCAGCGACGTGGCCACCGAAGCCGTTTCTTGCGGCGGTCACGGTACGTCGTCTGGCGGAAGACCGCGCGGAATGCGCCAAATGGAGGCGTACGGAAATACGATGGTCTGCACCAGTTCCGCCGGGTGCGAGGGTCCGCTCAGCTTCAACAGCGGCACCGGCTACGTGTTCGGAAACAACTGGAGCTCCACTGGCTCTGGGTTCTTCAACGGATACTCGTCCATCAACGCGCAAAGATCGGCCGGCACCGGTTGGCCGATTCCCTGGAACGACTGCGACGGCACCGGACCTTACGATTTGAATTCTGGCGGCTCGGCCGTGGCCTGCATCGATCAACCGGGCAGAGGTACCGCTACCGTACTATTGTCTGGCTTCACTCCGTCGCCAACCGGGTGGGTAGGCGAACCTATAGCTCCCATCTACGAGTTCACGGATACGGTTACTGGTGGATTCACCACTCCCATGTTCACCGGCAGTTCCACGTTGGCGGCCAACCGCGACTTCTACTACGAGGGAACCAACCAGGCAGCGCAGACATCCACGAGCGTCCCGTTCAACGGTTCCACCGGCACCGGACACGGAGCCTTGGCCATGATGCCGACGACGTGCACTACCGGCGTAGGCTACTTCGCCACGGACCAAGGTTCGTGGAATACCAGCGGCAACGGCTTCGGACAGGGAGTGTTTTACAAGTGCACGTCCACGAATACGTGGAACGTGGCGTACACTCCGTACACGTATCCGCACCCGCTCACCGCAGCGGCTTCCAACGTATACACCGCCGCGTCGGCCGCTTACACGGATGTGAACGCCGTAATCAACGGTCCCACGCATGTGGCCGTGAACGGCGATATCATCCAGATACCGTGCAGCGGCAACGTCTACGTAACGTGGACCAATACGCTCACCATCTCGGCTAGCATCACGCTGACCGCCTTGGGAGCGTCTCCGAACAGCGGACCGTCCACCGTAGGCGCTGGCACGAACTGTCTGACCATCATCGACGACGTTACGAGCGGGTGGATGTTCTACCTGACTCCGACCTACGCCGCCGCCAACAATGTCACCACGCTTCAGAACTTCAACATCGATCCGATAAGCACCACCACCGCGCTGTATACGCCGATCACGATGGAGGGAACCGGAACTTCCAGCGGTATGCCGCAGGTTCGCATCGACAACATCGTCTTCGGCAAGGCCACGCCCTGGAGCGGAGCCACCAACAGTTCGAACGCCACCCGCATGCTGAACGTCGACAACGTAGTCGGCGTCGCGGACCACAACACCATCGCACCGGGCAACAACGTATACTTCTACGAAGGCCAAATGTCGTCCTACCTGGGCGTGGGCCAGCTGGGTGACAATTCCTGGGCGCAACCCGATTCGATGGGCGGAGCCAACAACTGGTTCACAGAAAACAACGTATTCAACACCACCGGTAACGCTTCTTACAACGATTGCACGGAGGGCGGTCCTTCGGTGTCGGAGAGCGGCGGATGTCGTGTGGTAAATCGCTTCAACAACATCGTAACCAGCAACAGCTTTCAGATCACCAGTGTCCATGGCCTGGACACTACGGGGCGCGTGCGGTCGGCCCGGCACACGGAGACCTACGGCAACACCGAGTCTTGCTCTGGTAATTGCCAAGACCTCGCGACATTCCGCGGAGGCACGGGAATGGTCTGGGGCAACAAAGCCGTCAACGTCAATCCAGGCGGTTCGTATTGGAATCAAATCTTCGATCTCACCACTTACAGATTGGTGTTCAACTCGAACCCGTGGGGTTACTGCGGCGGATTGACCTCGTTGGATCCGTTCGACACCGTGGACAACACCGTTTATTACTCAGGCACGATGAGCGCCAGCAACGGCAGCTTGACGATGACCGATTCCAGCAAGAGCTTCCCCAACTTGATCCCCTTGGGGATGCCTTACTCGGTGTACGATACCACGCAGGGATTCGTATCGCAGGTGGTGTCGAATACGGCCACCACTATCACGGTGATGGGCAACATTCCAGAATCCAGTTGGACCGGGTTCAACAACGGCGACGGCTACCAGATAATACGTGCCACGGTATGCATGGACCAGAGCGGACGCGGCCAAGGCAACCTCATCTCCGGTTCCACGCCGACGCCGTCAGCTCCCATCAACGAGGCCCTGGACCCCATCTATGAGTGGAACGATTCGTTCCCCGTAGGCACTCTGGCGCAACAAGTGTTGCAAAATCCAAAGCAGACTATCGCCAATCGCGATTACTACACAGACAATTGGAAGGGCGGCGGCAATTCCGCTCCGGTACTACAAACTAGCAACACGGTGCCCTTCAACGGATCCACCACTTGCAACGCCGGAAGCGGCAATTACTCGTGCGGCGTAGGCGTAGGCACGCTGGCCAACATACCGACTTCGTGCACCACGGGCGTGGCCTACTGGGCCATGGACCAGGGCAGTTGGAACCACGGCTGCGGCAACGGCGCACAAGGCGTATTGTACAAATGCACGTCCACAAATTCTTGGAACGTGGGTTACACGCCATATACTTGTCCGCATCCGTTGGCCGGAGGCACGCCGCAAGCGTCGGTTCCATCTATCAATCCGGCGACTGGCACGTACTCTTCTTCACAGACAGTAACCATGGCCTGTGCATCGCCCAGCCCGACCATCTATTACACGATAAACGGCTCCGTACCAACCACTAGCTCCACCGTTTACTCCGGCTCGTTCAACGTCACGTCCACCACCAACGTACAGGCGATTTGCACGGCCTCGGGATACACGCAATCCAATACGGCCCAATCCATCATAACGATAGGCACGCCGCAGACGGCCACACCCGTCGTATCGCCGGCAACCGGCACGTATCCGCGCGCGCAGACCGTAACCATTACCGACGCCACCGGCGGATCCACCATTTACTACACCACCAACGGGACCACGCCAACCACCGGTTCCACGCAATATACCGGATCGTTCGCGCTGTCAACCACCGCGAACGTGCAGGCCATAGCCGTAGCTTCTGGCTATTCGCAAAGCGCAGTAGGTAGCTCCAACATCACCATCACGTCCGCGATTACGATCGACGGAGGAGGCACCGCGCATTGCTTCGCGGTGGGCACAAGCTGCGCGACCGGCACGGCGGTCGCCGGGGACGCCATCTTAGTGGACGCTTCGGATCGCAACGGCACGATTACTAGCATCTCAGACGGTACAAATACCTATCATCAACTGAGCTACGTACAGGACGCGGCAAACCCGGCTTGGGGTGGTCAGTGGGTTGCTTGCAACGTCGCAGCTGGTACATACACTGTCACAGTGAACGGTACTGGTGGCGCATACGAATGGGTCAATGTACACGCCAAGGTGCTAGCGAATACGTTGGCCAATTCCGTTTGTTACGACACTGGTCCGGTCACACAAACCAGCGTATCCACCAGTTCCACACCGACGTGTGGTAGTGTCCAGGCACCAACTGGAAATTCAGAATGGGTAGAAGCTTACCTAGTTCCAGATGGAGCCTTCGCATCATCCACGGCCGGAGCCAATTACACCATTCTGGACGCCGTATTGGGCGGCGTCAACAATTCGGCCATCCCAGAGTACTGGAATCAGACCACGGCTACCGCAACTAACGGACCGCAGACCATAGCTAGCTCCGTAGATTACTTGAACGTCTGCACCGCCATACTACCCGTCGCAGCGGTAACACCAACGTGCGCCATTCCGACGCAGCTGGGACCGCCGTACAGCTACTCTGGCAACGGACCAGGACCGGGCGGCGCTTATTACGTTCCGCCCGCCGTGAGCGTGGGCTTCAACTCCGCCACGCCTGGATGCACGTTGCACGCCACGTTCAACGGTACCACCGCTAGCTGCGCCAGTCCAGTGTACGGCGGTACGTCGTCGCTTACCGCCACGACGCCCATAAGCACCATCGCTTGCGGCGCTGGGTTCAATCCTTCCGCCAACAGCGGCGGAGTGTGGGATATAATCAACACCGTAGCGGCTACGCCGACCCTGTCGCCTATCACCGGCACTTACGGCTCGGCGCAGACGGTTACGATAAGCGACACCACTCCTTCTTCCACCATCTACTACACGACGAACGGAAACATACCAACCACTTCCAGCGCCGTGTACACAGCGTCACTCACGGTCAGTTCTAACACCGTGGTCAATGCGATAGCCGCTGCGTCCGGCTATGCGAACTCGGCCGTGGGAAGCGCTACTTACACGATACTCGCTGCCACGCCAGCATTCTCGCCGGCAGGTGGTATGTACGCCACGTCGCAAGTGGTCACAATTACCACCACGACGCCTTCAGCCACCATCTACTATACCACCAACGGCAGCACGCCTACTACTTCCAGCGCCGTATACACAACACCGTTGACGGTGAGCTCCAGCCAAACATTACGCGCGATAACGGTGGCCACCAACTACGCCCAGAGCGCAGTCGGCAACGCCACTTACACTATCGGAACTGTAGTGGCTACGCCGTCCCTGTCGCCAGCTAGTGGATCATACACTTCCGCTCAGACGGTTACGATAACGGACGGCACCATCGGCTCCACCATCTACTACACCACTAACGGCACCGTGCCTACGACGGCTAGCACCGTATACACAGCGCCGTTCACTGTAAGCGTAACCAGCACCGTGAACGCCATAGCCACGGCCAGCGGATACGTACAAAGTGCCGTCGGGAGCGCCACTTACACCATAGCGACTCCGGCCGCCACGCCCACGTTCTCACCAGTGGCGGGCACCTACGGATCTGCGCAGACCGTGACCATAAGCGATACCACGCCTTCGCCTACCATCCACTACACCACCGACGGCAGCACGCCCACTACCTCCAGTCCGGTTTACAGTACGCCGCTGACCATAGCCTCTACAGCCACTGTGAAGGCTATAGCAACCGCCAGCGGATACACGCAAAGCGCAGTAGGAACGGCGCTGTACACCATCAACTCGACGCCAGCGCCGCCGACGTTGACTGGTGGTACTACTACCATGGGTGGTTCGGCTAATCATAATTGACAAGGAGATGCCCTCGATGCGAATCATTTGCATTGCGTTGTCGTTCCTCATCGCGACCATGGTGTGTCGTTCGCAAAACGCCGTAACGCTCAGTGGAACCGCGCCCGCGTCCTGTAGCGGTCAATCTTGCTCGTTTGTATTCAGTCGTGTGACGTTAGTTACTGGCTCCGTGGCCTGCCCTGGCAATACCAGTACCACGTACAAGCCACTGAACGCCTCGTCGCCGTCTTGCTCGCCATTGTACCTGGATACTACGGCTGCGGGACTTACAACCTGCTACGTAATGCGCGTGATGCAGAATGGCGCGGTCGTAGGCCAACCATCCAACAGTGTCGGACCGTTCGTACTGCCGAAGGTCGCGGCGGCATCTAGTAAACAAATCGCAAAGGAGACGAAGCAATGAATTTTCTAAAGCAATTGTGGCTGAGCGTACGTAGCAATCCGTATTTCGTGGCGGCGTACAGCGCCGCCGGAGGAGCCGTCGTAGACCTGCTGTACGACGAACTTCAAACCGGGCAGATGGATTTTTCGCGAGCCGGTATTCACAAACTGCTGACCGCCGCTGGCGGCGCTGTATTGGTGGCTTTGATGCATCTGTACCGTCCCGCGCCCCAAGTAGCCGCTTCGAAGAAGTAGGAGAATACGATGCCGAGATTTAGAGGAGCACTACCATCACCGAGGCACCGCCTTGCAGCTGCGCATCCACACGTGGCTACCACACTTACACCGCCGCAGTTTTTGTGGCAGCCAAAACAAATCTCAATGTGGGGCAACGACACCTACGGTGATTGCACCGTGGCCGAGGAAGCCTTCGCGAAGAGCGCTACTGCTGACATCTTCGTTCCAGACGCTGAAGTAATTCAGTGGGCTCAGCAGAACGGTGCTATTAATGGCGATACCCTCATCGATGTCTTGGATAAGATGGGAACTGGCGGTTTCGTACTCGGCAGCAGTACGTACGACGACGGTCCGGCGGTGTCCGTGGATTGGACCGTGGCTGCCAACATCCAGAATGCCATTTCACAAGGTCCTGTGAAGATCGGCGTAGCCGCTGCGCAACTGGAAAACGTCGTACCGGAGCCACCGATCAACGGCTGGTTGGCTACCGGATTCACACAGGATCAGAATCTGGATCACTGTGTGTCGTTGTGCGGTTACGGATCCATCGCCTGGCTGCTGGAGCAATTGGGCGGCACGCTGCCGAGCGGCGTGGACGGTACGCAGCCTGGTTACGGTCTGTTCACGTGGGATTCCATCGGCGTGTTGGACGTACCTAGCCTACTGGCGATTTGCGGCGAGGCGTGGTTGAGAAATCCCACCACGCTCGTGAAATGAAGTACGAAGACCTACGCTCGACGATTCGAACCGGCGACGTGCTGGGTTATCACGGTACCGAGTGGACTGGGCGCATCATTGAGTTCTTAACGGGCAAGAAAGACCCTACGGCCTGGAGCCACGTCGCGTTGTTCTACTGGAACAGCCTAGGACTGTGGTTGGCCCAAGAATACGAGGGCGTCGGGTTCGGATGCTATCCGGCTTCGCAGCTGATTGGCAAATTCATTCGGGAGCACGGCACTTGCTACTTGGGGCGCGCTCCCGAATCGGTCACAGGCAGGGCTGGATCGGTGCTGAACTTCATAGCTAAATACCGCGTTACTCCCAGTCTGCGTCCGTACGGCTACGGTACGTTGTTGCGAGTCCTGCTGGATGAACGCACTAATCCGGATAACGTACAGGCCGTATGCAGCGTATTCGACCAACAGGCTTGGGAAGCTTGCGGATACGTGTTCCCGCGCTTGTTCGCGCCGGAAGATTTCAAGACGGTGGTGACTGAAGTAGTTACCATAGAGTAGTAGACACCGCCGCTCTCGCGGCCACAACCCGGCAAGGAGCATGCGAATGAAAATGTTTCTGAAGAAGCACTTCACCACAGCCAAGCTTGGCGTAGTAGCGTTGAATCTTGTTTTGCTGATGGGCTTGTTGGTGATTCCCACCACCACTACTGGATGTAGCGGTAGTCAAGTAGTGAACGAAATCAACGTGGTACTGCAGGAAGCCGCATCGGTACTAGCCGTAGCCGAACCGAATTCGCCGTGGGTACCTGAGTTGAAGCAAGCCATCGCCGCCCTCATGACCGCTGAGCAACAGTGGCAGACCGGCGGAACCGTGCAGATCGTGATTGACGCGCTCAATACCATCGTGGCCATTACCGCAGTGATTCCAATCACGTCCGTGTATTCGCCGCTTATCGACGTGTTGGTCGCCGGCATAGAGGCTATACTAGCCGCATTGCCGCAATCTAGCACGATGACTGCCGTGCGGGCCACTCCACAGGCCAATCCGCACGTCAACGCTTACAAGCTGCAACATCACTTCCTGCATTCTCCGGCCGGAAATTTCAAACTCAATTGGAATGATGTTGCTAAGGCGCACAACCTTTACTCGGCTGTGCTGCAGTAGATATGGTCAATCAATCTTACACACCAGTCAGTGCCGAGCGCTGGGCGGACATCAAGAATGAGTTCGCCCAGCAAGCAGGCGTGACGATTACCACCGACACAGGCGCTGCCGTCTCACACGGCGTTCACTTCAGTTGGGCCTATGGTGGAGATGCACTAGCTATTACTGTGGACAGTGTACCGTGGGCTTTGAAGATGGTAGGGCTGTCGGAACAGGCCGTACTGGACAAATTTAGTACGTGGATCAACGGAGTTCAGTAGTGACCATACAGGACCAGGTAATCGGTGCGCTGTGCTGTTGGCGTGAGAACCGCGGCGGTGGTGTACTTGGCATGCAGTCGGTGATGAATGTTCTGGTTAATCGTGCGACAAAACGATTGACTGATGTATACACTGAAGCCACACGCCGATTGCAATTTTCATCCATGACCGCAGCGGGCGATCCAAACCTGATTCTCTATCCATCTCCGCAAGATCCGCAAGGTTGGAGCGCGTGGTTGGAGGCGTTGACCATCGCAGGTGAAGCAGCTGCCGGTAGCCTGGAAGACATCACCGAGGGCGCTACCAGCTACTACGCCACTTCAATGACTACGCCTCCGTACTGGGCTTCCAGTATGACCAGAACAGTCACTATCGCAAATCAAATATTCTTCAAGTAAATTTACTGGGGCAGCCCAGCGGCGCATCGGCTCGAATCATTCGAGTCAAGCGCCGCTGGGCTATTTTTGCGTCTATAGGGTCCATTTTGGACCAAAAACAACCCCAAATCGCCCTGGCTACGATGGTTTCAGGACTTTTGGAGTGGGTTTAACCACCCAAAACCGGCTGAATAGCCGTTTATAGACGTTGCACAGGCGGAAGGGCTAATACGCCGCGCAATTTGGTTAGGAAGCTCTGCGCTTTATCCAGGTCTTCCAGACCATTCTTCTGGAGCCAGCGTAGGATGTAGCGACAGATCTGCGACTCCAGGTATGGCATTCTGGCGAAGAGATCCCAATGCTGTATCTCCTTACCACAATGTGGGCACTGACCACTGCATGCTGTGTAGTGCGTACCACCGACTTGCTGCACTACCGCTCCTTGCGTTTCCTTTTCCACCGCCGCTACCAACATGCGACGCGTACTAGACTTCGTAGATGTCGAATCTTGATGAGCCTTCTTGACCACAGCATTCCTCCCATGTAGTGTATACAGCGTGAATGACCTCGGCTTCCAACGGACTCAACGTGTCGTCCGGGAATGTACGACGGATGTAGTCCTTCCACCGTCGTACGCTGAAGTTCACTTTGCGATTCCCCATAGCGCGCTCGTCGCAACACCAAAGAATACCGTCCAAGCGATCAGCAAGATCCAGTATACGTCGCTCTTCGAGCGTCAACGGAAATAGCAGATCATACTTGGACAGAGTATCAGTTTCCAACTTCTCGAATTTTGCTGAAAACTCTGGGCCCATTTCCCACTTGAACGGTGCTGGCATATCACCGGAAGCTTGCTCGGCTAGATCGTGCGTGGCTGCCATCATCAGTAGATTGGAGCTAGGCATACCATCGCTTAGAAAGAACACCAGCAGAATAACGCCGTGTTGATGTTGTGCGTTGGTATTACGTAGAATACCCATACGCGTATGGAATCGCGTTACCAGACCGCCTTCGTGTGCGAACTGTATACGCTCTTTGATTGACTTCACTTCTGCCTCCGCTCAATCCACTCATTACACGCGCGCTTCCAATCCGGCGCTTCTATACCGTCAAGACAGGTGAACATACTGTATGAATCTTTCCATTTGCGATACGTCCAGGTTAGGAACATCGGAATAGCAACGGTCTCCATGAAAGCTGTATTCATGGGCGGTACGTTGAACGCCGCTTCCCACGCCGCTGGTGTCGGGTCGTTGATACCTACAGTATCAGGCGGTTGTGGTTGACGTATAAGACCGCGCGCCCACGTCATGAACTTCGATAGGTCCTCATCGAAGCCGGGTTCCAGCGCCGGACCCATGTCTGGAAGCTTACCTAGTGAATCGCTCTCCAGCGCAATTTGTTCCAGCTTCTCTCGGTTAAAGACATCGGTATAGACATGAAAGTTGTTACTAAACTGCCGATACACACCCATCGGAATGCCGATGCGCATTGCCATGTACTCGTGGAAGAAACTGAAGTGCACGGCGTTGGCTCCGTAGCAACCCCATATGATGTCATTGCTGCGATTGCATACGGTAATATTCAACTTCCCACCGCGACAATCCAGATATACGTGCGTATTGCACGGAACATCCAGACCACCGTGGGTGGCTACCTGTAGGTCGTGGTCATGTAGATCTGGATTGTCGCGATTCATCGTGCGATTCTGATCGTAATCCCCGGCTCCAGGCCAAGCATTCCACATCGTCAGCACACATCGCCTGGATTTAGGGTCTTTCTTTAACTCTGCTATGATGGCCTCCAGCTGGTCCCAGCCGAAGAAGTTGCGCCAACGCCAGCCGTATGCACCCCACGATGTAACGCCGTCGTCGCTATAGGCGCGCATCTGCTTAGCGAAGTATTCGACGAACTCTACGTCGTTGGCACCGCTGAGAATCCAGAGCGATTCCATAACGTGGAAGAAAGGATTTGCATCACGTAGCGGGCTGAATAGCACGCGGCGACGTGGGTTTACGTACTCCGTAAGCACTGGACCCGGTGCAACGATCACCGAGCCATTGCGCGATTGTTCCTCTACGCCTTCACGTAGAAGATAGTTGATGCCGATCTGTAATGCGGCATTTACATCATCGGTCTTAAAGCTATACATACGTCTCCTCGCTCGGTGTGAAGTGCTGCTTCGCTCTACGTCCAAGGTATTTTACCTTGAAGTACTTTCCTATTTCGCAAAGTGTGTTCTGCGTGTCTTGGGCCGACAGACCGTGCAGTTCGCTCGGTAGCTTCGGGAGTGCTGTATCCATCAACTTCAGTAACGTGCTGTGCCACTCTTCTTCATTCCAACGCTCTGTGACGTCGCGACCCGTTACCCAGTTCAAACCACGTCGCGAGCCTGGACCACTAGCGGCAAAGGTATGCCAGTCGTCAGCGTTCTTGCCGGCCGGAGTGTACTTGACATCGCCCACTACCTGCGCTGCCATAAAGCCAGCACCGAATCCGTGGAACTGCATCAGCGAATTATGTAGTCCACGTAGTGATGTACAGGTACGCAGCTCTTCGCCCAGCGCTTTGCGTCCTGACCACAATGGACCCAGTACGCACGTAGACAGGTAGCTAGCCTTGCTTTGACCTTTGGTAGCGCCAACTGCATTTATCATATACGCATTATTGTAGGCGCAAAGACCGCGCTCACGTCGTGCATCCATGATACGTACGAAGCGCTGCGGATTCCAGCGTTCTGGGTAGCCTAGTTCCTCCATAGTGGCTGGTAGATTCACCAGCCGTGCAAGGCACATAGCGAATACCACGGTATCATAATCCGTGGCGTGCGGAAGAAGCCATGATCCGTGTATCCATTTAGTAACGCGGTCGTCGTTACGACGCACGTTCGTAAAGCGGTACTTCTGAAGTATTGGATCCTTGGTCCAGGGTGCTGGTTTACCTTCCAGACGACGTTGATGGATGTTCCACCGCTCCGTTACGAAGTCAGTGAATTCCCTAAGCCTTGGAAACAGCTTGCTCATACGCCTCCAGTTGCTCTGGGGTGCCTACCACATGAAATTCCTTCTCCGGTATTTCGTGGAGAAGTACGTCGCCCATACGCAGCATATAACTGTGTACTGGAGCTAGGTAGAACTCGCCATTCGTGGAGTTGTCGTAGAATACCATAGCCGCGATTGCAGCACGTAGCCTACTCCACGTCTTAAATACGTGGACGCCGCACGTAGCCATGTCGCTGATAGGCTGCTTCTCCACGATGCGTGTAACTTCTTGGCCTTCATACTCCACGAAGCTGTAACGCGCGCTACCGTCCGTCGGCTTGAACGTCAGCACCATGGATACGGTGGAACTGAGCGGATGTGTGAAGTGCGCCTCCGCGTGCGCTACAAACGCCTTGATAAGCGCTGGATCGATGATACTGTCACAATCCATTACCAGCACCGGCTGGTCTTCGTCCAGGACGGCTGCGGCTGCAAGAAGCGTCATAGCCGCGCCGCGCTGCGTATGCTGTACGCCGATGATCTTAGGTACGCAATCCTCCGGCGCTTCCGTCCATACATCATGTCGAATGGATTGTGGACATAGTACGATGGCTTCGTGAATTTCCGTACCCAAAGACACAGCCATAGCCTGTCTAAGTGCATACCATATCATAGCATGCCCGTTGACCGGTATGAGCGGTTTCATCTGTGTATAGCCAGCGCTTGCAAAGCGATCGCCGCGCCCAGCGGCTAGGATTACTACTTGCATTTGACTTCCTCCATTCGTTCTTCGAGATTCATTGCGAGGTTCAGTGCCCACTCCCTGGCATGTGGCTGTACCTTGTACAGCCGTACCAGGTGTGTAACGAGGTAGTAAGCGCAAAGTTCCAGGTTAAGCCGCTCCACTTGTAAGAACGCTTTGATCATCTCGCGTTCCACAACGTCACAGCTAGTGGTACAAGCTATGCTGTCATAACCGAAGAACGACTGCAGAAGCTTGCCGCCGTCCAATTCAGCCTCTAGCGGAAGCGGTCTTGTGGATGGATCAATCCACAAGCCACCAGCCATGATGTTCTCCAGCGTAGGATCACCGTGTACATTCTTCACCATACGGTTTCCAGTTATCCAGCGTGCTCCGCCTTTCCACGTCTGTTTTAGTACTTCACGAAGCGCAGGTTCTGTTGCCAATTCAAGCTGCTCTTCGTAATCGTACGCACGATCACGCTCAGCTCCGCCTACCCAGTGTGGTACCTTCCACAACACTGATAAGCGTACAAGTGCATTAGCCGTGTCTTCCATCGTAGCTGGTCCAAGCATAGGCATGAAGTAAGAACACGCATTTTCGTCGGAATCACCGAATTCTACTTCCACGAATATTTCTGGGAAATGTCGCATCTTTACAGCTTGACGCACCACTCCCGGTCCGCTCTTGCGTATCCATGGTTCCAGCGTCGCTCCGGAGTTACGCTTCACTTTGTTATCTATCACCACCACGTTCTCCTGTTCTCCGTACAAGTATTCTTCACAGTCCTTACACAACCCAGATGCCTCCATACAACGTGGACAGCTCACTTCTTCACTCCGCTGGACTCGTAGGCCTTCTTCCAGGCCACCACCACTTCCTTGCGCTTGATGGAGCCCTTGTAATCGCGGTCCACCACTTTGACGAACGGCGCGTGCAGCTTCTGTAGTACGAAGCACTGTGCGTCGCTGTACTCCATGGAGCGCTCGCCCGAGCAGCCTCCGGCCGCACCGAAGCTTCCGTATTCGTTGTTCAGGAGCTCCACGAAGCTGTGACCCTGTTCGCCTTTACGCAGCATACTCAGTACAACGTGGAAGTCCTCGCGCAGCCCGACGGCATCGAATCGAATCTTGTACTTCTTGTAGCGCTCCGGGTCTACACCGAAGGCGTACATCATCCGGCCGTTGATATGCCACGATTCCTTCTGCTTGTCGCTGTGGCGTCGGTGCGCTATACCGAGCATGGCCGGTGCGTGAGTGCCGTAGCGGGCGTCCAGTTGCTCAAATAGCTTCAGCAGCACGGCGTCTTTGGGGTAGCGCCGCATCATCAAGGCGGTCCCGGTTGGAGCTCCAGGCTTGATGCCGTAGGCCTGTCGGTCTTCCTCCCATACACGCCACTTGGGTGGGCACCGTTCGAAGAACGCAATGTCGTCGTCCATCATAAACAGGAGACGATCTCCGTTCTTCGGTAGGTTCGTCATGATCCAGTGACGTTTGGCCGCGATGGACTTTGTGCCCTTCGCTAGAACCACCTCATTGTCTGGGTACAGCGCTTGTAGCGCCTTGGCTTCTTCCGGAAGCGACGGAACCAGTACCACTTCCTTCTGTAACGACGTAGGCAGTGCGCCCAGCGTGATCTGTTTGTTTACGCGTCCATGCGTAGGTATGACAAGCGTGATGTTCTTCACAGGCTAAAGCTCCTTGCTGAATTTAAGAAATGTATCCAGAGACACGAATGCCGCCCGATACGCTGGGCGGCATTGTAGATTACAGAAAACTAATTCTGACTTTCTGGTCTTAGACTACCTTGATGTAGCCCTGCTTCGCGAGCCACGCGATCTCGATGCGGCGACCCGGCTTGGGGTTCTTCTTGTCTTTGTCCAGCTTGGCCTGCGCCTCGCTTACTGTCTTGCTGCTGAGCGCGGCGTTCACCTGAGCGAAGCAGAAAGTTCCTTCGCGAAGCTCGTTCTTCTTTTTGAGCGCCTTGATCTCGCGATCCGCGACGACGCGCTCGACCTTTTCCTTTGGAGCCTTCTTGGTTGCTTCTTTCTTCGAAGGAACTGCGACTGGTCCCTTCTTACCGGTCTTGGCGGGAGGAGCAAACTTTGCGGACTTGATGGATACGGCTGCTGATGCTGTCATGGCTACGATCTCCTTGCAGTGGTTTAGAACTGCGGTTAGGTGGCGCGCGGCCACTGGCGTTACTGCTACCGAAGGTACAATGGGATTCAGTAACTGGTTCGCGGCTTTAATCAGCTCATCTACTTCTCTGGTAATCGGCCGCAATCTGTTCAGTTTCTCGTTCGGGATTACCCCACAGGCAACCCTCACACCATTATTATACACGCAAATTGCGCCTTGTGAATTTGCGGGCTCCAACTGCATCATGGCGATACCGTTAGTTGGGTCTTCCAGAAGACGTATAGAATCCTTGTCCAAGACTACCTCCGCATCCGGCTTAGGCACCGGGTACTGTTCAGCCGTCACGGCTAGTGAGTAGATCACTTCGCGACGAGCAGCGTTATCATAAGCGGCACGTGCCTTCTTGCTCATGGGCGTGCCGGTGTCCAGGATGGTGCCCGGGACGGTACGCTCCATGACGGTAGCGCGTTTCACCTGAGCTATCTGGGCCTTCTCCGCACGTGTAGCCGCACTCTTCAGGGTGCGAATCTTAGTGCTGACTTCCTTACAGCGCTTTGCGAATGCCGTAGACTTCGCTGCAGCGGAGCGTCCTTCTACGCCTATCGCACTGTAGAATGCCTCGGTGAGATTATTGATGCCGCATTCTTTGGCTAGTATACGATCGCGTTTGAAAAGCTGCTTCAGAAGCGCCATCCGCTTACCGTAATACTTGTCGCCGCGTAGAAGGTCCAGATCGAAGCGCTGAAGCGTCAATCCGCCTAGCATCTCGACGGCTCGTACCACGTGGGACGGTACGCCGTCTATCGTTTCTACGCGTACATTCTGTGGCGACAGTAGGCCTTTCGCAGCCAGGTCCAACACGGAACGCCCCTCGGCTACAGCAGCTTCAGTCTTCGCCTGATCAGCGGCCAATCGCTTAGCACGACGCTGGTCCGACGCCAGCGCCTTATTGCAGAGACTCTTAGTAGCCGTTGAAGCCAGCGTAGCCTGCAGTTCCTTCACGCTAGTTCCGCCGCGCTCCAGTCCATTCTTCGCCATCAGCTTGTAGCCAGCACCCGGGACGTACATCACGGCGCGTCCATCCGCATGACTGTAACCATACGCTACGCGCTTACCGGTACCGCCCGGCTGCGCACTTTCCTGTGCCTGAATGAACGTGAACCTGGACTTGATCAGTTCCGCGTTAATAGCGTCCTCCGGCGGTACCAGCTTCGCTGGTGCAGGCTTCTTCTTGGAAACCGTCGCGCTGAGTTCGGTGAGACGCTCGGCCTTATCGTCTTGCTCCTTGGCTTCTTCCAGTGCTTCTATCTTCGCGGGATCATCAGCCAACGTACGACGTCCAGTCGTCGGATCTACTTTACGCGTTCTAGCGTATTCCAGAACTGGATCATCAACACCTAGATTGACCGCTGTATGCCCATTCGACGCGTGCTTGGCCTCCAGGAATTGGCTACGCAGTTTCTGCGCCGTCGCCATGTTGGTTTTCAGGCGTCCGGCCAGTACGTTCATGGGTGTATCCGCCTTGGTGGTCAGGATCTCCACGCATTTTGTATAGAGATCATCACCGGCTGCGGCTACTACGACGGCTGCGGCCTCACTACTGACTAACGGTAGACCATCGTACTTGGAAAGTACTGGTGCGTTAACATTGGACTTCGCGACGTCGGCCTTTACAGCAACTTTCTTTGTCATGTGTGTATGCGGTCCTTTCTAACCGCTGCACTACTTACCTTGTTAGAAAAGCTATGAACAGCGCAATCGCGCACAGCGCGAGCATCAAGCGTTCGTACCGTTCCTGACGAGTCACTTCCCCAGTCCTTTCTTCGGTGTACCGGCAGAAACCTGTCCGTCTAGCCCGATGTCGTCGCCCTTGGCGCGTCCAGCCCGGTACGCGCCAGAGTTCAGCCGCGCCTCGCGCCGTTCGTCCTCGCGATCCTGACGACGCCAGTAGGATTCACTGAAGCGCTCGTTACGACGCGCCTCTTTAGCTTCTTCGCGTTCGCGCTTGGCTTTCTGCGCGGGCGTCTCCAGCGCTCGCTTGGCAGCTAGCTCAGCGTCGCGTATGCGCTGGCGTTCCGCTACCGCTTCATCAGACCAGTACTTCTCCGCCTCCGCTTCACGAGCTAGCTTCTTAGCCCACGCACCGGCTCCATATTGATGGTCGTAGTTTCCAGCCGCCTCCTTACGGGCGAGGTCGGCGACCTGGATGGCGGTGGTGTAGGCCTTTTCACCTTGAGTAGCGTAATCGGCCGTTTTCATAGCCTCAGCTTTCGCCTTGACGCGTTCTACGAGCCGGTCCGCGCAGCCTTCACGCCAAAGATTGGCATTACGACTCAGGCGCTCGTTCTGTGGATACGGTAGCAAACGCTCGATGGTATCCAGCAGGTAATCCACCATGATCATTACAGCGGTGGTGTTGGCTATGCGGCCGAGAACCTTGTGGCGCTTGACGCGAATTTCCGCGCGTCCATTCTCGTCGTAGTCCTCGTAAGGCTTACGATTCTTTGGCGGGATGTAGGTCAGCTCCCGCGTCTCATCGACCCAGTAGACGCAGAAGTTGGCTTCGGCCAGGACGCGTACAAGCGCTTGTTGCCACTTGTACATCGCGCTTCGCTTGGACTGAGCGTAGTCGCGCTTGGATTCAGCTTCACGCGCTGCGGTGCCACCGGCTACCACCTTGTCCTGGACGGTAGCCAGGTCAAGGTTGTACTGCGCCAATAGCTCCTGGGCGCGCGCCATCGCGGCAGCGGCTTCCTGCTCGTTTCCTTCGGACCGTGCGCCGAGGTTCAGTAGAAGCTGAATCTTACGTACGATGGAATCAGAGGGTGGTACGTTCATCGTTGCCATTTTACCGCACCGCCATTTCTGCGTTGTTGAGTTCGCGTTGGAAACCGTTCCACTCGTTGACGCTCATGTTGTTGGAAATCGTAATTTCCTTGACACTGTAACGCTTTCGTTCGCCAGTAAGCGGAAGGAATTCCACGGTCTTCATCTTCTTGTAGTCAGCGGCGTTCACGTATCCCCACACCGACCCACCACAGAAGTGGTGTACAGCCGGAATTAGATTCGCGTTGTTCTTTAGGTAGCCGAGCCAACTAGCTTGACCGATCTTCTGTTCGTCGGCCGCGCGCTCTTCGCGGCAAGCCACGCCGTGAGCCTGACCAATACGCAGCCGTTCATCGCGGTCGGTAACGCCGTGCAGCTTATAGGCGAGTGTACCCGGGACGTGAGGATTCTGAGGAGTGGGCGCTTCCACGTACGCCCGGATTCCATCTAGCGCTGCGATGAACTGGCTAGTGTAGCCAATCACGCCGTTCCACGTCAGGTACATGTCAAAGAGTTCTTCGACGGTGGAATTCTCCATCACGAAGTCGGCGTCATCATGCGGCCGATTTTCTTCCAGGAACTCGCGGATATCGCTATCGACGTTGGATGGAAGCGAGGATGACTTGGATACCGTCTTCTTCTCTACAGGTACATCCAGTTCCAGTGCTTCTGGAGTAGCCCACGCTTGCACTCCGCCGTAGCCCTTCTTGACGACGATGTGACCGTCGCGGCGAAGGTGGACGACTTCCGTATGGATCGTAGCGCCACCATGACGGTAAATTACCTTGTCGCCCTTCTTGAACTTCGAGGTCGTTTTCTGGCTAACTGCTTGATTCTGCTTGGATTGCTTCATTTGTCAGGCCGTCCTTTCTAACGGCTACCTAAATTATAACTCGGATTTCTGGCCAAGAAAAGGTTTATTTTCTGGCCTTTAGGCCCAACTTTGCGATGCAAAGTCTACTACGGTTTCAGGCGTTTCGCGCGGCGCACTCCGTACAGCGTGTAGTCAGGTCACGTAGCGCCGAGTACCTGTCCACGCGTACAGCGCTGTACAAGCGTAGCGTACGTACATGGACGTGACGTAGCGGACTACGATGACGGTAGCCGCGCCGCTGAAGTTCGCGTACAAGCGCTGCGTGTCGACGCTCCAGGCTCTTGGGCTCCACGCAATTATGCGCAATGAAGCCTTCAATACGCCTTCCACGGCGTAGATGCCCAACGAACATGTGCAGTTCCACGTGCTCACCGAGTAGATGTTTGCGGCACATCACACGCGGGTCCACCATCCACATTCTCATTATTCCTCCTTACTACGGATACGACTGTCGACATCAGTAGTACGCCTCCAAGTATACAGAGCTCGAACAGATGTTCTCTACACTGTACGCACACATCCAGATGACGATGGAAACGTTCACCGGCGGTCATGGTAGCTTCACTTTCTGCGTGCAATACCCGACGATGCGTCCATCCGTGTACAGCGCCGTTACGGAGAAGCTTATCTTCTTCCACACACAATACGCCACCAAGTATGGAGTGAACAATCCCATCGATGAGTGATTGACGCAGCCGTCGCGTTCGAATGCTTCCACCGTCATGCGTACGTTGGAGGCCGTAGGGTACACTCGCCGTACGCCTGGAAACGTCGGTGATTGCCACGGACTTGTTACGCGGTAGCGCTTTCGTCCGTCGGCCTTGAGAATTTCCTCGATACCGAGTACGGGAATTTCCTTTGGCCAACGTATGGCGTATATCGGTTTTCCTGTCTTCATTCTTCCTCCACTCTGTCCGGGTGCTCGAAGACGTTGAACTCGATTCCGGCCGCGCTCAACAGGACATCCAGCTTGTGCTCCGTTACGGATCGCTCCGCCGCGCTGTCGCTGTACACGTCGTCTTCGAATCCGCACGTACAGGACAACGACAGACGACGCTCGGAGTCGATCGGATTTCCTTTGCGCGAGAAGTACTGGATGGTCCTCCACTGTCGGTTCACCGTATGGATAATCTTTGGCGGTTTCTTAGCACTCACAATGATCTCCTAGCTTTTGAAACCAGCAGTCCGCCGGTTTACCGTTACGCAGCACTTCTATCCATCCACTCCACGTACCTTTGCCGGCTCGCACGGTAATTATGTCGCCGGTCTTTTTAGCGTCGCGCTTCATGCGTTGAAGCGTGCAGTAATTGCAAGGCGTGAGTTCACTCATTCCACCTCCTTCAGTATCGCGATGTAGAAACGATCAGCCCACTTCTTGGTATACGAAGCGTCTTCTTCCGCCTTCAATTCCTTCGCACGACGGAATGCCGTGGCGCGATTCGGCCGCGTATCGACGACCCAGTAGTCGTCGCCTTTGGCTTCGCGGCGTAGGATGCTGTACTCTAGAATTGGCATTGTACTACCTCCTAGCGATGAATAGTTTCTTACTCGGTGGCTTAAATGGTTTCTCTGCTGGCCCTTTGATGTATGAATCAACAAATACAGCTCGCAATTCTTTGCGATCAGGTCCACAACGGTACTTGTGCCAATGTTCTTCTACCATCCATCTACAGGTGTAGTCACGATTAGCAGAGCCTTCACTTTCAGAGTGTTGTAACCGACGCAAAGTCACTACACGATACTCAGCAGGTAGGACATAACCTTTACGTTTTGCCAATGTGCGGCCTATAGACGTAGATTGCTGTCGTTCGATGGTGGCCAGTTTCTGTGCCATTAAATGAATTATGGCAGCAAACAATCTCAATCGTTTAGACTCACTACTAGCTGATTGTAAAGGTTTATTTAAAAAGCCTGTAGATTGTAGTAAATGTATTGCACCAACTTTCGCACTGATGTTTGTATACAGAAAGTGTATTGCATTCCAAGGATCTTGTTCCACAACACCAACAGTAGATGCTGTACACCACAATAAAGTATCTACTGGTTGGCCGTCAAGTAAAGTTGTTCTAGGTAAGTATAAAGCGCCTATAGGTGACAAGAATTCTTCCTCTGCCAATACAAACTCCGGAGGCATAGTTTCAGCAGCACGTTCAGCTAACAATAGAAATTCCTCACTTAGAAAGAACTTCTCACCATTTTGTAGTACCAGCCCAGCCATTGTGATGTAAGCACGCTGAACATTTGTAGAGTTATCGCCAGTTGCTCTAGGCGGCGGGAGCGCTTTCTGCAGTATTACGTTAAACACAGATGTTTTCTCAAAAGCATTCAGTATACTAGCCAGCATTACGCCATCATCCTTTCCGCACACTCCGGGCCGATTCCGCGCTCGACAGATTCAGGTACGGTAAGCTTACGGCCGCAGCGTCCGCACGTTCCCTCATGCCAGAACTCCATAGTCTTGCATGATTCACCGCCCTTCGCCATACGCGCTAGAAAGAAGGTGAACGCCTTCCAGGAAGGTGCGTCGACCGTCATGCGGCTATTCTTGGTGGCATGGAAGCCGGTGTTGTCGATCAGCCCCATGTAGGCATAATCGTTCACATTGTCCGCGCCGCGTAAGAGACTTACGAAGTAAGTTTGTCCGTACTTAGCTACGCGGTCCGCATCGTTATCCTTCGGCTTACGTACCTTGTACGTATACCTAGCTCGTGTCTGTACAGACACGAGCGTGAACGTAGCATTACCACCGAATACGAAGCGCCAGATGTCATCCCATTTCTCAAGTCGACCACGTTGACGATCAGGATCTACTTGGAAAGTGCGTGGTTCTTCAACTATAGATGAATTCATGGCACGCTCCTCCCTTGTAAGCGCGCACGATGCGGCTCAACGGTCCGAACGAATCGCGCTCGCCCATGTGGAACGTGACGCGTTCGTAGCCGGCAGCTTCCAAGGCAGGCTTGGCCACCAAGTCCTCCCACTGCCAGTAGAACTCACCGCAGTAATCGTGCCCGGCGGCCAACGATTGCGGTATGACGTCGAATAAGTCTTTGTATCTACTACGCACCTTGGGCATCGAGCATGTCCTCCTTCAGAGTATAGCTGACCAGCTCCTTTGGCCCGTCAACTACGCAAGCCACGAATAAGTCGCGGTTGTTGAATGCTGGGTGATTCATAAACAACCAAAGCGCGTGCTTGGCGTCAGAAGCTTGCACTTCCCATTTACTCGTCTGACGAGGGAACCTATTGCTGCGCAAAAAGACTACGGTGAACGGCTTAAGCACTGAGCTCATGTCGCCTCCATGCTCCACTGGGTGATGGCATGTAAACCGCGTGGACGTCCTTCTTGACGCTGCGCCCTGTCAGCGATACGCGATGGGACACCCAATTGCCGCTGTACGCATCCAGGTTCTCGATCCATACCGTAGGGTCGACGAAGTACAGCGGCACGTACTTACCCTTGAGTTCGCGCGCTTCGCGGCGGTCGCGGTCGCGCCTCTTGGCCTTGCGCTGCCGCGACGAGTCTGGATGCGGGTGCGGCGCGCCGAAGAAGAGCTCCGTCAACATGCCCTGGATGAACAGCTTGTGGCAGACTTCCGGGTGTATCTCAATCACTTTCATCATCGTCCTCCGTATCCACGAAACCCAGGTCCGCGTTCAGCCGCTCCACGGCGTCGGCTTTCAGCATCAAGCGTTTTGCACCGGCTGGGATGTCCAGGCACGCGTCGTTCAACAGACCCTCCGTGATGTCGTCGTACGTAAGTACGAGTACGTTACCAGTCAGTATCATAGCACCACCTTCGCGCAGTTGACCGTCAAGTCCTCGTACTTCTCACTGATCAAGTCGCACGCCGTATGCATAGCGTGCCACAGGTTATCCAGCACTCGGTATTGGCTAGTGCCGTGCATGCGGTCTCGCTGCTCCATTATCTTCAACGAGGTGTCGAAGTTACGGAACGGCCAGACTACATCTATCTTGCGATCCAGTGGCTTGGACCGCAGTAGCAACTGCGCTAGGAATCCGTTCTCACGCGCGGTACCGAACTTGGTTTCATCGCCTATCTTGCACCCGGCCATGACACATACGCAGTCGTAGTGCAGCTTCGCCAACTCCACCAAGGCGTGAGCCTCCTCGCGGTGAAGGAGACCTTGAGTTCCACATGGTAGGAATACTCCAGGTAGTTCACGGCTGTACCTCCTCGATGCCGCAGGACGTGAACGTCATGTCGTCTCCGCTGGAGCTGAACGTCACGGTCTTGCCGTCGTCCAGCGTCAGTATGTAGGTTCCCTCGTTGGTCGGATCGTAGTCCACAACGTTGATGGTGCGTCCGACCAACACGCGCAGTCGCTTTACCTCAGCCTTCGCCGCCCTATTCGCGTCGCGCTTCGCAGCTTCCACGGCGCGCAATTCCTCGCGCCGACGTTTCATAACAGATTTCATCGCCGGATAAGTCACAGACGGCCTCCTTGCACGAGGTGCGTCTCTACATATGCCACCACTACTTGCGTCACCATGAACACCACACGGATGGTTACGAGTCCTACTACGAACGGTACGATGCGCTGCGCCCAGCGCGCGGCGTTCACGCAGCACCTCCGGTGACAAGGCAGCCCCACATCAAAACAGGGGAGGCAATCGGATGCAGTTTGACGTTCGTCATCAATTCAAAGTCCGACCCACAAGGTACGTAGGACACGCTGATAATGGAGTCTTCGACGTACAGCGCATCTTCGTAACCAGCCGGAACATACCTAGTGCCTTCTTCGAGTATGAGTTGCTCCAGAAGAGTCGTCATGCGCTCACCGCCTTCATCGCGCCGATGTGTCGAATGCCGGTATCCAGCGTTATGACGCTGTAGCCGGAACGTAGAAGATCCAGCTGCGCTTCTGCGGCTCCACGTGAGCCCCATGTGGTGGACGGAACCACACCGTTGTAAACAAGCATCCAGTGTCCCCTGAGACAGAACACTTCGTTGGGAAGTAGCTTCACTTTCGCGGCTACGTCGTAGTCGCGGTTTACCTTTCTGGTTGTCTTCATGATGGATAGCGGTCCTTTCCGAGCCGCTGTATTCATTATAAACCAGCTGGTTTATTGCGTACGAATTACCTACGTTTAACAGGCATCTTGCGCTTGTACTTCTTCTCGGCGTACTCCTTCATGGCGTCCAGAAAATCTTTCTGCTCCGTTCCCTTGCGCTTAAGATTTCGCATCTTTGCCACGTCTACAGTGTCGTCAGTGTAGAAAAGATGACGCATGACAAATTCAGCTTTATTACCCTGACGCCATACACGACGAAACGCCTGATCGAAGTGATCGTAGTCGTCCGGTATAAAGAAGAACCCAACGTGACGCGCATTGAACTTCTGGAGATTCAGTGCATGTCCGGCCGAAGCTGGGTGGATCATCATCAACGGTAGCTGGCCCTTGTTCCAGGCTTCGATGTAGTCGGATGCTTGACCTCGCGTCGTCTTACTATTGATACAAGGAATATTCTTACCAAGAGCCTTGCGAATAGCGTCCACGTCGTGGTGGAAGCCTATGCAGAGTAGTAACGGTTCACCCTGCAGTTCGTTGTACAAGTCTACGACGGCGTCCACCTTGGCAGTATGTACGATCTTGTATGGACGCTCGCCGCTGTAGCGTTCGTCGTCGCTGTCTCGAGCGTCCAGGTATACAGCGCCATTGGCTATCTGCATACACTTGGCACGCGCCGAAGCACTGGAAGTCAGCGGCGCTGTGAATAGCGTACTCATGAGACTTTCCTCAATGGAGTCATACTCCTTCTGCACGCTGGCCGGCAACTCCACACGATGGTCGCGCTCCAACACCTTTGGAAGCTTCAAGTAATCGGCTGCATCCAGACGCAGAACTAGCGGAGCTACTAGCTTGTTGATTTCCTTATCCTTACCTGGTACTAACTGCCATTCGTGCATCTGATAGCCAGTCTGGAAGAAGAAGTTATTGCGGTAATGCGAGATATACGAACCTAGTGCAGCTCCACGATCCAGGATGAAGATCTGTCCGAATAAGTCCAGGTAGTTACGCGGGCGCGGCGAGCCGGTCAGGATGTGCCGACGCTTGAAGTAGCCCTTCTCCACCAACGGCCGAAGACAACGGAAGCGTACCGTGGTGGGGTCCTTCCACCGCGACGACTCATCAATGATTAGCTCGTCGGCCTCCAGCATGTTGAGTCGCTTCTTACTGTCAGTGAGCCACTGGAAGCCTTCCGGATTGATCAGCGCGATAGGTTGATTGGTAAGCGTGCGTAGTGCGCGCTCCTTTCCAGGTCCATGAAGTAGAGCGATGTTGAGATCGTTGAAATCCTCCCAGCTACTTATCTGCTCCGGCCACACGTCGTATATAGCGCGTAGTGGTGCGACGATTAGTACGCGCTTTGTCAGGCGTTTCTTTAGAAGTATCTTTATGGATGCGAGGCTTATGCTCGTTTTCCCAAGTCCTGGATCTAGAAGTAGGCCGCTTTGTGCGAACTCCAGTACGAACTTCAGAGCTCGCTCTTGATACGCGTGCGGATTCCATGGCTCGGCGTTTGACTTCCACCCATTCATCTTCAGTGCTAACGACGCAGGTACTATATCCGTCATCTTTCAATTTCTCCCTGTGCCAACGCTGTAACTTCTCACGTCCTGGTGATGTCTTTCCTTTAGGATCTTTGAACTCCACGATGAGTGGACGTCCTCCCGGTACCCAAAATACATGGTCGGGAAAACCAGCAGGATCGGTAACTTTACTTACTGTCCACCCATCGTTACGAGCATCTGCAACGCATTCACGTTCCAACTTGGATTCACGAGCGCGAGGGCGACGCATCTTCCAATTCTCCGCACCCAATGCATTTACCGTCTTGGAAGTCGTGTCTAGTGCATGCTACCGACGGTTTCACTTCTGGCTTACACTTACCAGCGTGACCTATTGGCTCCATGCAGTAAGTGTTACTGAGCATACGCCCGTGTTCATCGACAATGGTAGGTATAACCTTTTGACATAGAATCATAGCACGTCATCGTTTCCGGGCGCATACTCAACCCTGGGTTTACTTACGTCCACAAGTGCAGCCTTAACTGCCTTCTTCCACTCCGCGTTGCCGGCTTCGCGGTCCTTCAGGTCCGCCCAGATAGATTGTAACCACCGTGCTTGATGCTGTGCGTCGGCTAGTGCGTTATGGCGCGTACCCTGGAACGCGGGCTCCGGCGTGCTGGCATGCTGCACCTTCATGGTGCGGAAACATTGACTGTTGTAGTACTTCCACGGCAACAAGATATTACATGCCTTGTAGGCGCACCCGAGTAGCACGTTGTCGAAGTCCGATCCATTACCCCATAACTTCGCACCTGATGGGAAGAACTCCGTAGCGAACTCTGTCAGTGCCCACGCAATGTGATCACCGCCTGTCTTGGCCGCTTCAAATACGCGCCGCGCTGCTGGTTCTTGTTTTTCCCACCAGTCCAGCGTGGCTGTGTCGAACGTCAGTCCAGCTTGCCGGCAAGAAGTCATGGATATCACCGGCACCTCGAAGTTACGCCAGTCACGCTCCGCCATACCTGGTGCGAATGCCACTGCGCCTATGGCAATGATACCGCTTCCAGGCGCAGTCCCGACCGTCTCGAGGTCAAGCATTACATCGGTGTATGCAGTCATCGCGCCAGCCCCAGGTCGTGCTTGAACTTGATCCAACGCAACTCTTCTTCAGCGGTCAGTATACGCGGTCCACCGTCGCCTGTCACGTACGGACGTGCGCCGTCTTCTTGCACGACCGTCAAGGCCGGTTTGCCATCGCGTTCTGTTATATTCCAACACTGCGATCTGCCCACGGTCATTTCGACACTCCCATTCTGATGTAGTTGACGGCCAACTTCTTGGCTTCCGCCAGCACCGCCGCGTCCTCCTTAGTTACACGTCCCAGCGCTCCGAATATGGTGGCGTCGTACGACGACTTCTCCACTTGGTCGGCTACGAATTCCAAGATATTACGTGTCGCGCTCTTGAGATCAGGCGCTGGCTTCTTTGCTGCTTTCTTTGTTGCCATGTGTAAGCCTCGCTTCTATTTGTTGGTTGTGGATGGTAGCAATGTGCAATCCTACGGGCCACTTCGTGGCGTACGCCACAATTACGTAGCTACCATCAGCTTGTACTGCGTAGATAGGATAAGCCGTCCTAATCATCACAGTCGCTTCAATATCACTTTGTATCCACTTCACATCTTCTCCGGGCACGGGCCTCCTTTGGACTTCGCAAACTTACACCACTGACAATGCCGCCCGGTGCGAGTCTTGAACGTGGTGTCCGTCATCATCTGACGGGTACGCGCTATCCACTCATTCTGTAGCGGCTTCAGGTTCTTCATGGTGAATTTCTCCGTGGCTGACTGGCCGGTATCAGCGTACACATGCTGCGCCGTTAGCTGCACGGCTTTGTCACCACCAGCCAGCTGACCTATCTGCACCAGTCGTAGACCGCCCAGCGCGTACAGGCTACGCTGCTGCTTATGCTCTGGATGCACGCGCCCAGTCTTCCAATCGATGATGTCCACCGTGGGCGGAGTAACTGTATCCGCGCAGATGTCGGTCTTGATACGCAGCCACGCAGCTTTCCAGTCGCGCCAATCTACCGGATTCCACTTCTTGTCGAAGGCCCACTCCTGCTCTGTACGCGCTTTGGCTGCGCGCATACGCATAAGCTGTTCCTTTATTGGCTCCATCTCCGGAGTAAGCTTCGGTACCTTACCTTTACCGCTTACAATGCTTGCAGCCGTGTCATGTACACGATTGCCCTTTACGAACGCAGGATTCTCCGGCTCCTGGATGCGTATGCGCATGATTTTATCCAGGCACACGCTGAACGGGCAGTTGATGTATTGCTGGTAGACAGAATACGACCAAGACGTTAGAGTTGCAAAGCGTCTCTTAGCCAATTGATGCTTCCTTCTCCGCCACGGCGGATGTTTCGGTTTCATCCACGGTATACACCGCTACGTGATCGTCCAGGTGACCCAGCGCCATCGGGATAAGCCACCGTAAGTTCGGCATTACGTTACTTGGTAATCCTTTGACGTAGAACGGGCCGACTATTTCGTCCTCCGTTGTAGCGCCGTGATTGACTACAACATCGTTGAAGCAGTGGAAGAATACAACGTTGAAGCCGTCGCCACGCAGAACCAAGAACTTATCCCAGATATACTTGGCCGTGTCGACGCCAGTTTCCTCCTTGAACTCGCGACACATAGCTTCGATTGGCAGTTCGCCTGATTCTATCTTACCGCCAACGCCGTTCCACTTATCCACCATGTGGGGAACGTTTGCTGGTGCGCGTTTCTTCTTGATTAGAAGAACACGCGTCTTATCGCTGCTGAATGCGAATCCTACTACGTACTCTTTCATCTTCATCTTCTCCTTCTTTGTTCGTTCTGCGTATACTGCGTCACTCTCCACGTACGCACCATGACCAGGCTCGAAGAAGTCAGGTACGTACACTGCGTCCGGATGACTGGCCGGCAACATCCGTCTGGAAAGATTCACGGCTTAACTCCTTGTGTACTTACATCTCCGTTGTAACGACCTCGTTTTGCATACGACGCCCACTCCGGTACGGACGTATGCTTGAAGAATACCATCTGACCTATCTTATCACCCTGGCGTAGCTTGACTGTATGACGTCTAGTCATGTTCTTCAACTCCAGGGTAAGCACCGAGCCATGCCAACCTGCATCACACCACCCGGCATTTGCGTGATCTACGCCGGTACGCGCTAGTGACGACTTCAGCTTGTACTCAGCGCTGATCCAATCAGGTAGGTTGAATACCTGCTCGCTCTGCGCCAGTATGAACTCACCCGGTTCCAGGCTGTAGTAATCGTCGTCCGCATCAGCAAACATCCATTCACGCATTCCAAGTAATGATTCACGTTTTCGAATGTCAACAACATGCTCGTTACGTGATTCATACAGTATCTTGTTTCCAAGCGTGATGTCGATGGACGTCGAATTTACGTGTTCTGGTAAGGAGTTAGTGATGACTCCGGCCTTCTGCAACTCGAGAAGCTCTGTGTAACTTAGTAGACTCATGCTACCTCCTTGAATTTTTCCAGGAATCCCCAATTGGGCCCTACTTCACCGTCGCTCAACATTGGGATGTCTGTTTCAATGCTAAGCATGCATTCCTTCATGATTTTCTGTTCTTCCTTCATAGCTTTAGGTGGGCAGCTGAAGTTGATCTCGTCATAGACAGTTACCACGAACCTACCGCGACGCTTAGGATGACTATCATACCTGATTAGTGTCTCCTTAGTAACGTCTGCACCACTTCCTTGTAGCAGATAGTTCAATAATTTGTACTCATAGGTCATATCACGCCCGTAGAACTCACTGTACGTTGGCGGTTCGCAGTAGTACAACCTACCGCCCCACGTCCTGATGGGCGCGCCGTTAGGCCCATAACTCTTATCACGAGCCAGTTCCTTGAGCTGATCATCCAGTTCCTTGATGGACGGAACCGCTGCGTTGATGGCTCGCTGGATGATCTGCGCTACCGGCTTATCCTCTTCAGGAAGATGCAAGGCGTCCATCAGTCCGCTCAGACCCTGTCCGTACACACGACCGAACACGCAGGTCTTAGCCGTATCTCGATCGAAGCTATCACGTAGCATAGCCTCAATCAAGCGTCGCTCGGCCTCAGCACGCACATTCTCATGTATGTCGAACTTAGGGTCATTAAGAAAGCCTTGCATTACCTGGCCTTCTTCGAAGTGACCGAAGAGCCTTAATTCTTGCTGATTGAAATCGCGCTTTCCCCATTGCTCGCCATTGTCAGGTAAACAGTACTGACGCATATAAGGTAGCTCCGGTACCCTTAGCCAAGCTGGATGTACATACCCGGAGCTAGCCGCGCGCTTCCATTTTTTAGGAATGTTCAGGAAGTTCGGTCTGGAGCATATAATCCGACCACTTCGTGCGCCAGACATATCCTTACCGCCATTGCGCGAACTACGCACCTGCGACCAGTTAGGGAACAGCGATCCGTGACCGACTGTACCTAGTTCCAACCAAGGCTCAGCGAACATATTGATACACGTCGCCATCTGTCCACGGTACTGAAGAGCGTGATACACACGCTTATCCTTGAAGCGGTCCAGTATCAGGTACTTCTTACTGACACTGAGCTGCCCCTTGGGCGTGCGTTTGAATTCAGTAACAATACCTTTGTTGTAAAGTGCCTCACCCAGCTGGCGGTCGCTATCGATGTTATCGATGCCGAGGCGCTTCCTGAGCCACACATCAGCCTTTTCAACTCCGGCCTTCATCGCCGGCAGATCGCGCTCTAGGCCGTCCACGTCCGTACGCATACCTACACGTGCGTTACGTAGTAGGATTGGCATTAAACGACGATCGCGGTCGTACGCCTTACCCATCTCCGCATCTATAATGCGTGGATACAGAAGGTTGAATAGCCTACCAGTGCGTACTAGATCTCCCTTGTGGTATGGCTTCACTATTTGATACGGGCACATCCATAGATACTGACCCCATTCACTAGGCTTCTTCTTAGCCTCCGGAACATTGGCTAGTACCCACTCCTTGACGCGATCCTGCTCCTCCGGCGGGATACCGAGTAACCGTTCTGCCGTAGGCTTCAACGCTAGCGACTCAGCGTGCGGATCATCCAGGAACGTCAGATACATAGTATCATAGGTACGTTCCCATGGTAAAATTGGTAAATCCCAGTGCGCCTCAGCCACATCATGGTCGAATGATCCATACTGTGTAAGTATTGGATAGCGGCTGTTGTACGCCTTGACTAGCTCACCGCGCCCCTGCTTCTCCGTGCAGTTATTACCGTGAGCCTTAGTACCATCGCCGTGACCCCACGCCATCAATATGTAATCCGACCGGTCAGGCCACTTGAGTGCCAGCGACACCGCTTTGGGTGGGTAGTTAGGACGAGGTAGAATACCCTTAGTCTCAAAATCGAAGATTATACAATCGGGAGCCTTAGTGCGTGGCACAGCGTTCTCCTAGAGTTCAAGTGCAGGTAAGCCAGCAAGTCGTTCACTTAGACGCAAATTCGCCAGTCGTATATCTTCCTTCAACGACTTGGCAACTTCCTTGTGTAAGTCCCGATGCCACGTATCATGTACGTCCAGGTTATGTTGATCCACCTGCGCGCCGCAAGTTATACAAGCGTACACTACGCCACCGTTATAAGACGTTTCTTCACCCTGGTGGAAACGAGCCATTACATTTGAGTGACGATCTACTCCATCATCACAGGCTCCAGCGTGTCCACCACTTCCCTTGTCGCACTCACCGTAGCTCACGACGCCTCCTTCTTCAATGCTTCTAGTTCGTTCGCCCGTCGTACGGCGCTTAGACGGCCGTAGATACGCTTGATACGCGTCTTCCGACCGTCCGCCGTAGCTGCTGCCAGCCAGCACTGAAGTTCCACTTCATCCGTACACTCCAAGAGTACACGGTTCAGTTCCGGCCAGTTCAACGCAAGTACTTCTTCGACTGTCATGCGATAACGCTCGTACCGCGCCACCGACGCTTGCGATCTATAGCTTTCCTCTTCGTATATTTACGCTTGACTGGTGTGTCGCCACGTAATATACTTGCCACCTTCTCCATGCGAGTGGCCATTTCTCGATGATGCGCAGCTTCCTTCAACAACGATGCTACAATCTTTTCCCTGTCCATTTAGATATCCTCCTACGAAGTAGTAGGACGCCGCTGCCAAGGCGACGTCCTTCGTTAGATCGAGCGTTACTACTGCTTCTTTACAGCAGCCTGGACAAATGGTTTACACATTTCCAGTAATTGCGCTGCTATGTCGAAGAACTTAGCAACTGCTAAGTCACGCTTCACTTGCGCTGCGTTAGTATATGCGCTTGCCATTGTTACTTCTTCGCCTTTACACCGGCGAACTTCTTGCTCTTACCAGCAGCGCTCTTCGGCGCTGTCTTCTTATCAGACGGCGCTGGATACGGCGTCTGTAATACATCCTGAATCTTCAGGAAGCGCTTCTCCAATGCCGTGAGGATATCATCGTCCTCGATGAGTTCCACCATCTTGAATTCCAGGCGAATCTGCGTAGCTTCATCGTCCTGGCTGTCAATCTGGGTGACCACGGCCCACGGCGGACGCCCGTACTCTTCTTCCAGCATGGACACGTAGGTCTTGTAGCGCTTGAGGTTGGTTGGTGAGATGCCTGCGGTAGCGATCTCTGACGAAGCAGCAGTAGCGCCGTCCTCCACGTCCTTGGATAGTAACACGCCCAATCGCAGCGTATTAGCGCAAGCCTTGCCTTTACCGACCTTGGCCGTGCCAAAAACGTTCTTCTCACAATCGGCACACAGAACAGACTGTTTTTCCTTGACCGTAGCGTGCGGTGCCATGGATGGATCATCGGCAACGATCGCGAATGCGTAGCAGTCAGGTGGCTGCTTATTATCCTTGTCGTAACCGGCCTTGAACCACCGATTATGCGCGCAGCTGCCTAGGATGATACAATCCAGCTTGGAACCGCTGATCTTAGTGCCGCCAACGCTGACACTGTTATGGCCCCAGCTGATTCCAATACCACCGCCGCCAATGCTCTTGACTTGCTCAGTAGTCTCCTTGGCGTACTGCGCGAACTTCTCTTTCCACGGCACGATTGCTGTGGACTTACCTTTTGCTGCCGTTTTCTTAGGTGCCATTACGTTCCATTCTCCTTGCTACGGTTGTGGCTCTTCGCCGGTTACCTGTAAGTACCTACGTTCATTGCCCAGAATCGAATGAACCACCAGAATCACTACTTGACGACGAGTCGTAAGATGACGAACCGGAATCGCTACTTGACATATCGCTCGATGTATCGCTCGATGTATCGCTCGATGTATCCGTAGCAGGCGCGTCGAACATTCCCTCGACACCGGCTCCGCTGAAGGCTCCGCCGTCGAATCCCTGGAACCCTGGAGCCTCATCAGCTACCGCTGCGGCGGTAGATGCTACAACGCTGGCGCTCGGTCCGCTGTCCAGGATGGACTCAGCCGCTAATACACCCAGCGCCGTACTAGCGAAGTTGTCATCGTCATCATTGGTGGTAGACGCGTTACGTGCCCGTAACGAGGCTTCTTCGTGTCGTTGCCGATGTTCGCGGCAACTGACGCAATCAGTGTGAAAATGCAAGTGGTGAAAACAATGATCCATGTCCGTTTCTCCTTAGTAAATTGATGGTAGTACTTCTTCCACATCCGGAACTCCCAGGATGTGATCAACGCGTGAATGCGCGTTCTTCAAAAACACGGTTAGTACGGACTCCGCCGCCGCGTAACTAGTCCCTGCTTGGCGGGCAAGCCAGTTCACCTCCGTCTCTTCTAAGGTGCGTTCGTCTTGCATACGCAGAATCGCTATAGCATCCTGCAACTGACGAACGCGCGTCGTCGCTTCATCCTCCTTAGGCAGCATCTTACTGTACGGTAAGGGCCACAGTAGCGTGACCCGTCGGTTGTAGGCTTTGGCGGCGTCGCGTAGGTTATCCGGGACCAGCTCCGTCGGGATTAGCTGTCCCAGAGTTCCATACTGCGCCACACGGTCCAGGTGCTCACGAGCCAGCCGTTGCAGCTTCTGATAATTCGCACCGACTTCGCGCATCATCACGTACTGCATAGCAACCATGTAGCCGTAGTTGTACTGAGCCAGCCATTCCGCCGCCAGGGCTACATCTATCTCCCGAGCACATTGCAGCTCTGTCAACACCACCCGTCTGTGCAGCAAAATGCACGCTCCTAAAAGGCCGAGTACACATCCGCCGGCAAAAAATAAGAAGTACATCATTTCTTCTTACCTCCCAGTTTCGTGCAAGATACTTTCTTCGCCACGAACTTACCAACGCCCGGGACCTGCTTCTTTGCATCCCACCGTTCCACGATGGCCTTGCGGTTGGGAGCACGGTTTAGCAGTTCGAACGACCTGGTCTTGCGAATGTGCTCGTAGAACTTATCCCAGTCGTCAATGGTGGGTATTACGCTGTCCGTAATCTGGACGCGCGCCTGCATACCCTGGACGCCGCTACTTTCGCCCACGGCCAGCGTATCGATGAAGTGCGTCTCCACCACTTTGATGGACGGACCCAACACGTCGATGAACGGCGCTGACAACGAGCTCAGCTGTTTACCCACCTGTTCCAGGTCGTACAGTAGGTCAGCCAATGAACCGACAGGCAACTTCTTAGGGTCCAGCTTGCTGAGTATAAGTGTGAGACGCTTCACGGCCGGAGCCAGCGCCTTATTGGCTACGCCCAACTCCTTGAGAATGGAAACATCCGGAGCACTATTCGTCTTCATCGTCGCCCTCTTCATCGTAGTTATCGTCATTGACTATAGTTACTTCGAATGCGTGCAGTACGTAGTTACCGCCATCTTGCAACAGCGTTCCAATATAGTCTACGTCACTATCTCGATATGGCAGCAACTGGCCAGTTTCCACCAAGATGAACATTCGCTTGGTAGTTTTGCGCTTGCCATCAGCCAGAGCCCATAAGCAGGATTGTGAATTCTGCTGTTGTACGCACAATAACTCCGCACCACGTGGCATATCCACCGTCTGTAGTGCACCCTGCGTAAGAACGTACTTAAAGACTTTGAACTCGCGCACCCTGAACTCCCTTCGTAGGTGTAAAGTTACTGCGTTTACTACCAATGTGTCCGATGTCCGTGCGTAGTATTACCTTCGGACTCAGCTCTCGTTGACGCGCCGTGACGGTAGCGCTCAACTTGGCTATGTAGCGGTTAAGCGCCGTCTCGCACGAATCCATCGCGGCCGGAATGGCGTGCCAGCGGTCCTTGACGCGCAGACCGTTGATGAACGCCTGCCAACGATGCTCCACAGGGCTCCAGGTTAGTTGGAACGCTTCATCCTGCCACTGCGCCACGTACTCCAGCGCCGTGACACGTTTCCATTTCAATAGCATTCACTTCCTCCTTGTAAGTACACTCAAGCTACGCATCTTCACGCAGTACACTCAATTCACGGCTCCTTTAAGATGTAGTCGTTCGTCCGCAGTTACAAAGTAACCACGCCTAGTCTCCACCTATATACTGCGACCAGTCGGAGTGACGCAGTATCGCGCTGGTCGCGGAGCCGTGAATGGAGGGTACCTATCATGAAATTCCAAATCCGTAATCAATCAAAGCAATCAGGTGCGCATCTTCTTCGCCCCTAGACTCCAGATTAAGCGTATCTGACTTACCACTACACGAACCATCGAGCAAGCAAAATTCACCAGCCGACAACGGCTTTACGTCTGTGAAACCGTGCTTTCGCAGTGCCGTGCTCATTGCAGCGGCCATCGTGACGTGCACCAATAGGTTGTGGAATATGAACGGTATCTCGCACATTAGACCGCCCCGCTTCGCGCTCAGCACCACGTACTTCATACCCGACCCTTCGGATCGCGCAGCAGCCCTTCCGAGTACCGCTCGATATCCACCAGCGCGCACCGTATGTCGCCTACTAGTTCTCCCCTGACCTGCGCGTCGCGCAAACCCGTGAATATGGCCTCCATGGCGCTCTTGGCCGTGGCCAGTTTGTCGGCGTCCAGCACCACCTCGATGGTCAGCCGTTGCTTCTGATCACTCACTTCGCCGCCTCCTTGACACTGTGAATAGCGGCGTACCTACCTTCACCGCACAAAGCGCATTTCTGCGTGTAACTTATTGGTACGCTGACAATCGGCTTTGGTTTGAATACATGAGGCTTCATCACTTCGCAACCTCCGTATTCACGCAGGAAATCGCCGCGCCAGATTGAGTAAAACCATCTGGAACCAAGCCGTAACAGGTAATGTGGTTGAGGTCGTCCTGCAACTGCCAAAGCGTGAACGAACCGGTGCGTCCGAAGTCGCGCGTCCGTATTCCGTGCGTCTGACCGATCAAAACGCCGATGTAAAGACCGAGCACCGCGATCAACACGGTCCAGCGCCAGTTCCACTTCATTTCGCCTCCTTCACAGAACCATCGGCGTTAAGCACCGTGGTACTAACCACCTGCGCTTGATGCGGTACATCGCCCATCGCTTTGCGCAACGTACCTAGTAAGTTGTCCACGGTCACACCAGCGCGCAGTGGTACTTCTAACTCGATAACGTAGCGTTTGCGCGGTACGTTCATACGCGCCTTACTCTTGTGATACTCACGAACTCGCTGAGCTGCGCGTGCTGCATCTACGTCGTAACCTACATACGAACTCATATCTGTCATAAGAGCTCCTCAAACTTACAAGTACAGATTCGCGGTGCATCCTTGGCACCGGCCAGTTGGTGTTTGTAACGCACCACCTTGCCTACCTGCCGCTGCCACCAGTCGAACCCCTTGTCACGTAGCAAGTTGGTGGGAACCGTGAGGCTGAACTTCGCCTTGGTATCAATCTCTACTACATCCACCTTACCTATACGCTTGAAGTCTACTACCATCCCGGACTTCTTGCTGCTGCGTTTGCCGGTGGAAGTGCGCTCCTCATTCTTGTTATGCTCCAGGTAGCGTGGTGCGATAATACGTGCCTCTCCGTAATCGAAGCGCTTCAGCTTCACGAGGTAGAACTCGTTCACGGTGGAACGATTGTCCTTGCCCGGCTTCTGCGGGTAAGCTGGACCGTCCGCGCGCCGTAGCATTACGCCCTCATAGCCCTTCGCCAAGCACTTCGCCTCGAACGCCTCCAGCTGCTTACGGTTCTTGATCAGCGTCTGAGGAACGATACGCAACTGGCCGTGATTACGCCAAACGTTCAGCCCAGAATACATAGAGCTGATGGTTGGAAAAGCGCCGTATGCCCCGAACACATGGAACGCTCCGTGCTTGAAGAATTCCCACGCAGCCTCCTTGGACCCGCTGTTGACGCAATTCTGCGTCCTGTTAAAGACGTCCGAAGCCCACGGCGAACCCACCACTATCTCGCCGTCCAGGCCCTCCAGCTTGCCACTAGCGAACATTTCTTGCACGGTCGAATTGCGATAGACGGTGCCCTTGCGGCTGACGCCTTGGTTGTTCTGGCCCATGATCCTGAAGCCGTCGATCTTGGGCGATCCCCACAACGGATACGGCAGCGCGTCCAGGTCCGCCGTGACCGGAAGCAATGCAGCCAACAACGGTTTCCAAAGCAGTTTCAACGTCCTTCTCCTTGCACCGTAGCGAACCAAATACGGTGAATCTCTTCAGTACTCACGCCGCACAACTCAGACGCGCGACGCTCAATCCACGGGACAATCGGCCCTAGCTCCACGTAGCCTTCAGAATCCGGTGCTAAGTGATCTTGAGCGTGGTCCTGTCGTGCGTACTCTCGCTCAGCTTGTTGCACGGCATCCATAACAGACAATCTTTCGTCGCTCATTTCACTCCCACACGCGAACCGAAAAGCGCTTCATGTACCTATCGACCGGGAAGCATCCGGCGTCGCGTATCAGACCTTCTACCAATCCACGCATACGCGATCCGAACGCCTCGCTGCCACATACGAACACGATGCTGGTGCCGCTGGTTAATTGCAGCGCTAGCTTCACGGCTTGACGATAGGTCTTACCGCCCTGCTCGCTCACGCCCGCCGTCCTTTGCGGTCCTGCACTCTCATCTTGCTGAACCACCAGCCCAAACCCACGAGACCGGCGCAGCCGAACGCAGTCGCTAGCGACAGCGCTATCAACGTGTTGTAGACCGTATCAACATCAATCGTCGCCATAATTCCTCCATACGTTGCGGTCTTGGAACAAAGAGCCCAAGGCCAAGGCTAACAGCATACATCCCACCACCAGTAGGACGTCAATCAAAATTTCATAAAGTCTCACACGACTTCCTCTTCCTTCTTCCACCAACGTTCCAGGAACCGCCACTCCGCGCGATTTGGTAGCTTCTCCGTAAGACCGCGACCGCCAAATTTGGCCCATGCATGGTGCGCGAGCGTCTCGCGCTTCAAGGTGTTCAGATACCGTCTGAGCCCGCGCCTGGTGCCGAACTCCGCCGGACCTATACGCCTGCGCCGCTGCTGTCGCGCGGTGATGCCGGTGGCCTGCCGCTCGTGCCGGCTCATGGCTACGCTGCGGCGCAGCGGCGCGCCCGTGGGGTCGTTGTGTACACGCTGCGCGTTCAATGTACGCTTAAGCGCACCCATTATCTTGTTCATTTCTTCACTCTCCTGGCTTCCGGGTTCATACTACATACAGCAGCGTGGCCGCGCAACGGCTCTCTGGACTTGTGACCGCACCCATACGGGCACACGTAAGAACCTTGAGTACCGACGATTAGCGTCGTACCACGTTTCTCCGCCTTACGTTGACGAAATCGTTTCGGCTTATAGCCGGTAGTCCACTTGAAACGCGCCGTCCTAGGATTGCGCATTTTACACTTACTAAGAACCCTGCGTTTGTGCTCCTCGAGAGCTTCAGTAACGAAGTCCCATTCATCGTTCTTGATGCTCCACATCCACAGGGTCCAGGTTACACTCACTCCACATCCTCCTCTTCCACTACCTTGGGCGCGCCAGAATTAGCGCGAATCAGCAGTATTGCAACAACGAACGCCACCAGCCAACCCAATGCCTCGATTACACGTATCACCTTGGGCCTCTCGCTCAGTAATTTACTAGAAAGTCTCCTTCTTTACTGATAACTACTTCATCAGTAGTTACAAGTTCCAACATTCTGTCACCTTCGCGATAATCATACTGATACTCAGCGCGTTTAACTATTGCATCTTGCGGTAGCTTCTTTAGTAATTCGATGTATTCAGCTACTGTCATCTCACCGCTCCAATCCACCGCTCCGCAGCGGCCACGTAGTTGTCATTACCGAGTACGCGCTTCCAACCCTTCTTCAGCAAACGCTCTACTGGACGCAGTCCCTGCTCCAGTACAAAGTTGTAACGAAACGGTATGGCCTTACGCAGTAGGTCGGGATTAAGTATGAAGAGGCGCATTGTCTCCGCCCAAGCCTCGCTAGGTACAGGCTCGTAGCCACTGACCGGCTTACGGCACGCCTGGAGTAAGCTGCGCCATTGCGCGCTCATCTCCTGCGAACGTGGTAGGAATTTGTGCGCCACATAATGACCTACCTCATGCGCCACTACGCCTTTGGCCGTACGGTCGGTCTTCCAACCGGGCCAACTCCAGCTGCGGTGGTTAGGCTCCTTGACGGGAGCCGCTGTTACAGGCACGTTGACGAAGACATAACCATCGTAGTACAGCCCGGTGCGCGCGCCCACGGTTGCCGCCTCCGGCCGCAGCGCTGTGCGGGTGAAGTAAGTCAGTACCCGGTTCGGTACGGTAGCCGCGTCCGCCTGGTACGTACGATACTCCGGGTCGCCTATAAGGTTGGCTTCCAGGAACTCATGCGCCGTCTGCAGGCCTTCGAGATAGAGCTCTGTCTTGGTCATCTGATCTTCGCCTTGAGTTCCCGGCACGCTGGACAGGTCGTGTCGAACGCGCCGTGGTGGACCGCCTTGATGTGATTCTCCAGCGCCCGCCCATCGTTGTGCGCCGCACTGCGCTGTTCGACGTATACATCGTTGATACTCTTCAACGGTATATGACCGTTGATAGCCGCGTAGCGCATAGGGTTACAGCCCAGCATGTAGCGTATAGTCACTTCCGCTGTCCCTTCTTCGCGCGCCGTTCCTTATCGTGAATTGCGATGACTTCCTGAACTTCTTTCGGCGCTTTGCCGATATCAACATTCTTCTGATTCTTCAGAATCTTGGAGTAGCGCTTCTTGAACTCCGCGTCGTCCAATGCGTCCTCTTGCAGTTCCTTATCGATGTACTTCGGAGCGTCGTGTTCTAAAAACCACCCTGTAAATGCCGGTATGTAGCGCGTCTCGGCTGACTCGAAGTCACGTATTCCTCTGTTGATGATTGCATCAGCCCAGTTGCAGTGAATTGAACTGAACACCTTGGCCGTCCAGTCCGGCTTACGCCAGTGTTCCTCTGTCTGCTTCAGCAGCTCATCGTAAGAATCCACAATCTCCGCATTATGGTACTCACGACACGCCGTAGCTAGCAGGATGACGTCCAGCAGTATGTACGTCGGAAGCCGGTCAACCACTAATGGTGTACCCGACATCAGAGCCGTCAATATCTGACTACGTAGAATTGGGTAGCGCTGACACTGGAAGAAGAACGGCCAGCGAGCCACTATCTCCTCCGTCACTACGGCCGTCGTTTTCTTGACGGCCTTCTGCGGTCTTCCATTCTTGGAATCTGAAGAAGTCGTTTCCACCGCATCTTCATCATTCGATGATGCTGGGATTTCCAGACACTTCAAGTGCAGCTTGAAATCAGCCTGTGTATGCATCCTCTTTCCGCATACCTGACAGGCTTCACACATCGCGAGCGGCGCGTCGGTTTCAACCTTTCCGCATTCACAGAATTGCTTTCTTTTGGATTTCGCAATAACTTCCTTAGCGCGTACTACTCGTACTTCGACTGACTGCTTCTCTGAAAGAGAAGTCTTCTTACGTTCTGAAACGACTTCACGTGCGGTCGTCTCACGCCGTTTCTTCTGCTTCTTCATACGTTGCCTCGCTAAACGGGTGCCTGACTCTATTATAAACTAACTGGTTTAGGTGGCAACTGGCGTGGATTTGGACGCTCACTTCCGCCTACTACGCACATACGCCGGACCACCTTCGACTAGTAACTTCTCGAGACCCGGACGACGTACGATGAATAATGCCAGTTCCGTCTTGTTGTCCATACCGGTCAAATCGAACAACGCAGTAATCGGTTTACGTATGTATCGATCTGTAACGCCCATAGCGCGTGCTATGTCGATGTCCCTAACGGTCCCACTGATCAACAGCGCCGCCACTACCCGCTGACGGCCTGTCATCTTGGCATACAATTCACTATCCGTCACGCGTCTCCCCAATCAAAACTGACGTCCATACCCATAGCTTCCAACACAGCTTCCGGTACGAATGACCGGCGACAATTAATACGCACCCAATCACGCGCCTTCGGATGTCGTATGGCTTCTTTCTCTGTCAGCTTCGTCTCCTTTAGAAACAACTCCCATGCCGTTGGAACAACTTCATCCAACTTCCACGGCGTCTTCAACTGCGTCGTCAATTGCCAACCGCTGGGTCGCCCACGTCTCATTTAGTACGTCCCTCCCCCATACACGAGTCACATACTATGATCTTAGCTTTGCCAAGCCTGCTACCACGTACTCCGAATCCATCGCACCGAGTACATACTCCACTGAGCGTTTTCAGTTGACGTTCAAACTTCGTACGCAGTTCTTCGGTCTTGATAGCGCCGTATGCCGTATTAGCTTCGTACCAAGCCGTTTTTGCAGTTTCTGGTACTACACCATCGATGAACTTATCAGGATGATAGCGCTTGCTAAGTGAATGGAAGGCATGCTGAATGGTAATATCCGCATCGCTCGGCCTTACCAGCAGTACCGCATAAGGAGTCATTGCGCCCATACCTCCACGCTCATGCATCCTCCATCCGTGGCGCGCTCGTCGAACACGGCCCAACCCCAACCGCACTTGCCGGCCAGGTGGGGCAGCGCCAAGCACAGCCTACCGGTGATTTCCTGGCTGAGCTCGCCACCTATATGCAACGCGGCGCGCGCCGTACCGTCGGTCCGCACTTCCAGGTGCACTGTGGTAGTCATAGGAATATCTCCTCAGCAATGGCCTTCGCAATGCTACTTTCATCGCTGGAAGGTATACAATCAAATTTACCAAGAACAGTTTCGATACGCTTGGTAAGTTTATGTATGTCACGAGGATCGTTACATACTGATGTAACCGGCAACGGATAACTAGCAGTATCTACGTAAACTGGGCTGTCTTTTGCGATGATTAAATCAGGATTACACTCACCGGGCTGTGCGACAGCCTTCAAGTCAACCTTGATATCCACAATATCGCTGATCTTGATACCTGGATCAGCTCCGCGGTACGGTTCCTGTTCCTCGTAGTGACAAAGAAATGCTGCATTACACGCAATGGCATCCGTATTGGCGTCATCACGATTACCGTGCTCAATGTAATCCATGATGTGTAGTAGAATGTGTCCAATAGTCGCTTTGCGGAAGTCCTCACCGCCTTTGCGCCAATTATTCTCACCATACTTGAGACCTAACTCCAGCCGTCGTGCCATAGCTTCTATTACAGCCTTAGGAATGAGATCAGGCCGTCCATTGGTCTTACTACGCTTCGCGCCGGACTGGAACTCCTGCGTCTCAGTAGTCATCGCGCGTCTACCACTACATGGTTTACCGTCATCTTGTCTATCAGGTAAATTACAGTAGATACAATCGCCATTATGCGGATGAAACACGTGAGCCTTCGATTCACTACTCATCGCGCGTGCTCCGTGCAAACCGGGCGCTTGCTGCTCTTGTCGACTCCGCCACGATCATCCAGGGCGTAGCCATAGTGCGCATGCAGGGACTTACAATCGTCCACTGAGCACGCGCGCACCGTTCCTTGGTGACTGGGTTCGAAACGAACCAACTTCTTCATCGTAAGCGTCTTGGATTTCCTCATACCTGATGCTTCCTTCCTGGACAAGTCTTTTCGTGTTCGTTGCGACACGTCGTGGTTCCGCACACATGCACGGCTACGTTCGTATCTATCATGCAATCCGAGCAAAGCATGGGCGTCAACCGACCGCATACCGTGCACGACTTCCATAGCGGCACCTGGGCCTCTGGTTCTATACGCGGAATCCATTGCGATCCTGGCGTATGCCTACGACCCCACACGCAGAAACCTTCGTAATGCCTGGATCGTATCTCTCCACAGTGTCCGCATGTTGGCTCTGTAGCCACGTGGATAGGTACAGCCACGCGGTTCGCCCTCATGCGCTCACGCTCCATGGTATCAGCGCAGGCCAAGGCCTCCACTATCTGTGGATCGTGCACCTTATTCTTACCCGAACGTACACGCTCTCGTACCCACATCCTGATAGCATAAGGCGCGGCCGAATCACGACCAAGTAGCACGAACGTCATCTCGTCCGGCTCGGCGCGCGACATACACGATACTGGGTTACTTAATTCATCCTTCTTCCTCAACGTTCCTCCCTTAGCTGCGGTTGTTCGCCGTGCGTAGGTATCACGGCTAGTACGTGTACCGCGCCGCGCACTGGCTGTTCTAACACCGGACGTAGAGTTTTGTAACTGGCCGTGCGGTTGGCGTGATAATAGTCCTGTAGTCCTCTGTTAATAGCCAATACAACATCTACGTTGGACCAAGAACCCGGCAACGACAACTTCACGATATGCACTTTCACGGGATGGCCTCTTTCGTGCCCCAATCGGGGTACATCTGAGCCCGGGACCCATCGTTACTTGACTCTCGCCTTCTTCGGCAGCCTACGCACGCACTCGTATATGATGCCGTCTTTCTCCAATAGCATACCCTCCATGCGCTTGCCACATTTGATCTTCGGTACCGCTTGGGCTACGCAGCTGTTCCCTTCTAACTTCTCGTCGAACGGGCAGTATGTAGCGACTGCCGTGACGGAACCAGGAAGACATACGCACCGACCAGGCTCTAGGTCTTTTCGGCACGATGAGCCGTCGTCGCACTTGAGGTTCCAATTCACCGAAGCCTGACCATACGCGCACGCGGCAGCCAACAAGACGAATGCTAGTAGCTTCACTCCGCCACCGCCGCCGTGGACGGCACGAATCCTTCGCCGAACACCTCGTGCACTCCCACCGGACGGGCGTCCATGAACACCTTGATCTCCGCGAAGCTGAACGGCCTGTACTCGGCTTTGCCAGTTATCTGCGTGCTGTCAACGCCCACGTCCGCCGATTTGCCGAACGGCGGCAATAGGTTGTGGCTATGGCCGAACAGGTGCCAGGTACCGCGCTGCGCGTGGTGCCAGGTGCGCATAGCGTAGTGGCAGAGCACGATGTCCTGGCCTTCGACGTTGATTTCCTCGACCGGCGCGTTCCAATGGCCGAACGGCAGTCTGCTCGCCAGTTCGTCGTGGTTGCCAGGCAGCAGTTCGTGGACGCCGTTCAACTGCTCCAGACACTCCAGCGCGTGCTCCGGCGATGTGCAGAAGGCCAGGTAGCCCAAGTTCCAAACCACATCATCCGGAGCCACCACCGCGTTCCAGCGAGCGACTAACTCATGGTCCATAAAAGCCACGTCTGCTTTGGTGGGGTTGGTCGCCTTGTCCTCCCACCAAGGCCTGTTGCAATACTTGATGATGTTCTTGTGCCCGAAGTGCAGGTCTGAAGTGAACCATGTCGTCATACTTGCTCCAATGCCTCGTAGATATCTTCAACCAGTTGACCAACGCAAATACCGCTCAGTTCACTGGTAGGTGAGTCGGCCACCAACGCCGACATCTCTTCCTCTTCGCCATCCACCAGCGTTAGCTTTTGATCTTCGGTAAGCGTACCTATCCACTTGTCCAGCGCTTCCACATCGACGGTGTAGACGCCGTCGGCTTCTAGTGCTGCCATGCCCGACGCTAACACTGCTTCATTAGTGGTGAGGCGATGTAGCATACCGTGCGTGGAAGCCATGGAAAGTACCAACTCTTCGATGTTCTTGTACTTCGTTGTCATAAGCATTCCTCGACTGAAGACTTATATTTCTCACATAAAGCCGTCTGTGTTTCCATGGATAAAGTTTTGATGGTCGCCACACAATCAGGATCGTTTCCTATGAAGGCCATACAAGCTAGACAATCGCCGCCGCAATCCAGCGTCTCCGGCCTTCCTTCCACGTTTAATTCAACCTTGCATATAGAGCAGTTCACTGCGTCCTCCCACGTTAAAAGAAGGCACGGACAAACCCGCTAAGGTAGTCCGTGCCTTGGCCGCAAATAAATTACTACGTTCTCGCCTTCTTGATGTTGTTGAGAACGGGCTCCAACATGGTGCCGGCGAAGACGTTCTCCAGCGTCTGTCCCAATCCTTGCTGCTGGGCCAGGGCCAACGGGGCGATGGACTCCGTTAACCGCGTCATGAAGGCGTTCTCTCCCAGCGTATTCAGTGCCTGGATAAGCTGCGGCGAGATGGCCGCCATGCGGCTGACGAACACCGCCGCATACTCTTTCTCCTTCGCGATGACGTAGTCATCTTCGGCCTTACGACGGGCTAACGCCGACGATGCCAGCCGTTCCTCCGCGTCCATGCCGTCGAGCCAGTCCTTGGTCCGCCGCGCCTCCTCCGCCAGTTCGTGCTCCAGGACCAGCAACGCGGTCTCGGCCACGGCATTGGCGCGCTTCTGAGACATCAACTGATCGTGCGCGACGGCCTCAGCGCCCAGCTCGGCCATTTCCACGCCTATCACGTTCTGACGCCGCTGCGCCACCAGCATCTGCTCGTTGCTAGCCAGCGTGATCATAGTCTCGACGGCTTTGCTCTGAGCCTGCGCCAACTTTGCGGCTATGGCCTTATCCAAGATATCGAAGCCCAACGCCTCCACGTCGTACACGTCCATTCCGTTTTCCTGGAACAGATGGTGACGACGCGGCGCGTTCTCCGGAGCGTTGACGTCCGTGACATCCACGGTCGCCTCAGCCTTCTTGCCTAGCACTACGTCCCGAATGATGTCCGAACTGTTGTCGGTCAACTCGGTAATGGACAGCTTCTTCATGGAGGCCTTCAACAACGAGCGCATGTGGTCGCAAAGATACTTGACATAGTTTTCGACGCTGAACCAGCGCTCCTTGTATTCCGGTAGGAAGTTGACCCGGTAGCTGACCTTCAGCTTGACCTGGACCAGGTCCTTGGTCTCCACCGTGACCTCGTCGCTGACCAAGTTGTGATCCACACGCAGGTAGACGGTGCGCATGAGGTCGTCCGTGTTCTTCGGCCTGCCGGTGCTGAGCTCCAGTACTTCCAGCGTCTCGTCGTATTCCAACAGCACGGCGTTCGGCCCAGCCACTACGCGCCGCTTGCCGGCCTTGTCCACCACCTGGACGGCGTATCCCGTCCACACGCTGATGGACGGCACGCCTTCGTACTTGGTGGCCGCGCCCAGCGTCAGCGTCGGCGGAGGAGTGAACGTGCCACTACGCTTGAATGCGTCTCCTCCGCCGCGTATGTTGCTAGCGGTCATACGGTTCATGCCCCGCGTCGCGGCGTCGCTGGACACGGCGTTGTAGGTCATGTATCCCATGTCCTCGTTGGTCTGCGAAGCCAGCGTCTGGTTGAACGCCTGCGCCTCCAGGTTGCCCGGATACCACAAGTCCACCGTCTTTGGGTCCAGCAGACGACGAGCTATGGTCTCGTTGCGCGGATCGGGCAGGAATATCTTGGGTCCCTGCACCATCTTGATGGCTCCGGCGCTCTTGTCCAACACGTAGCGACCCTCGCCCTTGGGGATTGTAATACCATACCAACGTTCGCGCTTTAAGCCGCCTCCGGCCGGATCGTCGTAGCCGATGAGCGCGTGCTCGGCGCGCTGGTAGTAGATGCGCTGCTCCTTGCCGGTGATGAAGAGCTCCTCGCCGGTCTTGTACTGACGAAATACCTTGGAACCGCGCTGAACGTGGTTTGGTGGCAGGTCGAGCAATGCGGGTACTACGATGTCGCTGACTCCTGACGGAACGAGCGCCGATGCACGCGCACTCAGTTCTGGTACCTCCTCTTCGTAGTCCGCAGTGACCTTGATGTACAAGCCCATGTAGTCGTTGAGCTCGATGGCCTTGAACTTGCGGTTGCGACTGCCCTTGCCGTCGTCGCTTTGGTCGGCGCGCGTGAGGAACGTCTCGGTGGCCGTCGGGAACACCACCTGCGGTCCGCGCTCGTACCTCTTATTGCCGTCCTCGTCGAGCAGGATGGCGTACTCCAGGCGCTCCAGCGTCAGCGCCTCGCGGACGTAGCTGTTGTTGGCTCCGGCGTCCTGCAACACCTCGAACCCGGTCGGCGGGATGAAGAAGCTTACCTCTTCGCCTTTGATGATGATCTGCTGACCTGGCGTGAAGGCTACCGTGTTGTCAGCCATCGGCATCCCGGCGGTGCGCTGCAGGATTCCGGTGGCGCTCTTCGCGGCCTCTTCAGCGTTGTAGACCCTGATGAGCAGGTACTGATTGCTGCGCAGGTGGTGGCCGGGAATCACCTCGGCCGTCTGTCCGGGCCACAGAGAGAACGTGGCCGGTCCGTGGATGTTCACCTTGCGGCCGATGCGCAACTCTATCGGCTTGTTGTTACTACCGCCCTTCGGCGCGCGCAGCTCCTCCGCCGGGTTTTCCAGCACCATATAGTGACCTTCCGGCACGAATGGGTTCTGCCGAATGGCCGCGTCCAACGACACCTGGATGTAGGTATCCTTCTTGCGGTCGTAGACCACCGGACGTTCGTTGTTGCCGATGGGCGTGTTGACCGGGCCGACGTACACCGACACGGTGCCGCCTGTCATATCCTGCACGAGCGCGTACTGGTTCTGTGCCAGTACCAATTGACCTTGATTTTCAGCCATGATAATAGTTTCTCCTTGCTACGATGATCGGGGTTTAACTGCCGAGGCA